TATATTTAATAAGATCCATAAGATCCATTAGATTTAATACTAATCCTTCCTTGCCTAAAGACACTCTAGCCTTCTTATTTGTAGCCCAGAATCCTTTATCTTTATCATAAAAGGATAAATCTCCTTCGGGTAGATTAAGTTCTTTCTCAATAAGTTTTTGCTCTTCTCTAGTGAAAATAGCTCTCCTCATTCCAGTACTAGCAATAACAGGTAAATCCATACTCCACATTGCATCAGTATACATAAATTCACCATCATGTCCAGTAGGTAGCCACTCATTACCCCTTTTAATAGGTTCTACTTTAACCTTCTTATCAATAAGAATATCTCTTAATTCCAAAGTTTTTAATACAGCTTTAATTTCTTCCATGTTCTTTTTTTAGTTTATTATAGCACAAAGTTAAGAAGAAGTTTTGATATAAACAAAAAAAGAGCAGGTTTTAGCCTACTCTTTTTTATCTTTCTGATAGCTAATTTATGAAATATTAGGAATCAATCGTGCAATTCTCATTGGATTATGGATTTTTACACCACCAATATACCACTTCATAATCTCATAACCATCTACTTTAGAAACAGTCATTGAAGGCTTAACAGGGTTATTAGGAGTAAAAGGATCTCTTAAACCAGGAATATATCTCATACCTTCTTGTTGTCCTTTTACAGAAACTTTTTGAATATTAGGTCTTCCTTGTTGAGTACCAAAATCTAAAATTAAATATTCATATGAACTTAATAAACCTCCATCAGGATGTTGTACAGAACACAAACTTGGATCATCCAAGAAAGGAATATACATTAGTTCAATTTCAATACCATTAATAAATGAATATTTCTTGAACTGACCTCCATAAGACATTTCAAAGCCTTTTCCACCAATCCTACTTTCAGTCCTGTTAGGGCCATAAGTTACAGATTTAGTTTCTACTGCTCTGTGGAAAGCTCTCATTCCATATTCTCCTGTACCAAGTACAAATCTACGTTTATCTTCTGGTAATTTACCAACAGATAAGGTTAATAGAATATCTGATACAACATCAATATTAAAACTAGAATAGTAATGGACATTTGAAGGAGAAATTTGTTCATAAACTCCTGAACCCATTTTTACTTCATATCCTGATTCTCCTTTAACATCATAAGTTCCTTGTGAAGTCTTATTGTTTTTAGCATAAAGACCTAACATTGCTTTCTGACGTTTAAACTGAACCATGAAATCATAGTCTAATTTAGATAACCAAGTAGTATGTTTATTTCCCGAAGCATCTACAAAATAGAATCCAAGAGGAGCATTTTCCTTCTTATCAATCATATTTCCAGGTACTTTGTATTCTGCTCTAATCATAGAACAACGATTCTGCATCCTAAAAGGAGAAGAATGTACAATACTGTCAGATCCTCTTTGTGATAAAGTTTGTTCTACTGGAGCAAACATTTTAACAAATCTAGTACCACCTGCTAAACTAGCTGCTGGCATAAATAGGTTATGATCTCCTGCAATAAAAGAAACTCTATAAAGATGGTTAGAACCATTTGGTCTCCATTCTTTAATTTTCAATTGATAAATCTCTTTATCATAACTTGCTGGAGCAATTACATCAATCTCAGCAAAGATCTTATCTGGAAATTCTAACCAGAAATCACTTAGCCCAATACCCGCTTGTGCTGGTTGACTAGATAAAGTACTATCGTAGTAATTAATTAGAGGAAGACTCTTAAATGGAGATTGTGTATTAAGCAACCATTCAAAAGGTAGATCATCATTGATTTCAAATGTAGGGAATTGATCCATAAACCTATCTAGGTCTAAACCTACGTTAACATCAAAGATATTCTCTATAGTATCATTGATGAGAATTGGCTGTTGTCCCCACATAGCTCCTAAGTGGTTCTCTGTGGTTAAGCCTGACCAATCTTTAGGCTCAAATTTTTGTAGTGGTGAAATTTTACCGTAACTCATGTTTTTATTTATATTTAAAGGTTAATTGTACTCTTATTATTGCATTCTTTCTTTCTTTAGTTTAGTCATTGCTGATTCTAAACCACTTATTGTTCTTTTTGATTTATCATTATCTTGAATATCAGCAGGTTTACCCCCCTTATTAATTAACTTAGCAGCTGCTTCTTCTACTTGCTTTTCTAGATTAGAAACAGCCTTAGTAGTTGCTTTCTTACTAACAAAATCCCATTTTCCTTCAAAAGCTCCTTGCTTAATCAAATAATTTAAAGTAAGATCAAACTTAATAGGATCTTGTTCCCTAACTTGCATAGCATAAGAAACTGGTTGATTTCCTCTGATTTCTACAGGAGTTGTAATCATTTTAAATAGTTCATTAGATTCTTTCTCTGTAACTTTAATTCCAGGAATTACTTCCCTAACAGAAGCTACTTGTTTATGAATCTCTTTAACTATCTTTTCATTTTCTTTTCTTTCAGTCTCTTGTCTAACCTTAGTTTCTTTCTTTAAATTAGCCTCAAATTCTTTCTCTAATGCAACCAATTCTGTTTTAGCACCCTTAGCCTCATCAGATAATTCTCCGAGGTCTGAGAGTCTTTTAACTTCTTTTTTAATCTTATCTTCTGAAAACTTAGTAGTTTTCTTTAAATATTCTGTAACTAGTTCTTTTTGAAGGTCTTCATCTTCTTCTATCTTAGATAGTTCTATATTAGAATATCTCATTTGATTAGACTTTGTTTTAAGTAATTCATCAAAAGGAACACCTTCTTTATAGTTTTTAATAAGTTCTTGAAGTTCTTCTGGCCTAGATTCTAATTCTTCATTTAATAGTTCATTAGCTTCTGCTGTTACCTTTTCTGAGAATAAAGTAAACATTTCATCCATTGAGGTAAAATCTTTATCTAGTACTCCTTCTTCTCTAAGTAAAGCGGATAAAGAACTATAAACCTCTAATTTAGTATCATCAGTTTCTGTTCCTGTAGTATCTTCTTTGTCTTCAACATTTTCTGTTTCAGCAGCAATTTCTTCAGGTGTTTTTTCAATCTTAGGATCTACTTTGGTTCCTTTAGCTTTTGCTTCTTTTATTAAATCAATCTCTGTTTTTTCAGTAGTATCTTCTAAAGGTTTCATTTTAGTCTCTAGTTCTTCTAAAGTAAAACTCACTTCTTTTTCTGTATTCTCTTCAGTATTAATAACTGTTTCCATATTATTAGATACTAAATTTGTTAATCCTGCAAATAATTCTGTTGTGTTAGTATTGGTCATTATTTATTAAATTATGATACAAAGTTCTTAATAATTTTTTGAATATCAAGCAGTTTGTATCTGGTTAGTTTTGATTATTATAGCTTTTATTTTAATTTATATAATAAAAATTATTATATTTTTACTTCTTTTTACCCTCGCCTGAGACTTTATTTTTTAAAGACGTGCGTGCTTTAAGTTCTTCAATCTCTTTTTTTACTTTTAATTCTTTCTCTTTAAACTTTAATTCCTTTTCTTTTATTAGTCTTTCTTTCTCTTTTATATTTTCATTAGAATCTATCTTTAGATGTTCTATCTTATGTGCTTTATCTATATCATACTGTTTAATCATTAATTCTCTTTCATTAAGTGCATGTTCAGCAGTATTTACTATTTCAGGAGTATCTACTCCCTCATCAAAAGATAAAGCACTTAATTCAGCTTTTCTCAAATCTACACCAGCTTCTGTATCTATCTTATATCTAGCAAGTTCCAACTTTTGTTGTTCTAGTTCTTTCTTATCTGCTAATTCTTGCTGCTTAATCTGATTCTCTTCTTTTCTTGCTTGTTCTAACTGTGCTTGCTTATCCATAATAGACTTCTCTATCTTCCTTCTAATAGCAGAATAACTTTGATTAGAGTTAATATCCATCATCTGAATAAGATCTATCTGTCCTGTTTGAATAGCTAATTCTGAAGCTGCTTGTAAACTCTGTCTAGCTTTAGCATCTTGAGTACTATCTACCATAGTTAATCCATACTCTGCCTCATTAATAAGTTCTCCATCTAAATTATAGATCACAGAGTCCATATCATCAGTAATATATTGGATATTCTTATTACCATTTCTCATACAGTATTTTGCTGTTTCTAATACAGTAGACATTAATCTTAATCCTGTTTCATCATGTAATTTAAAATACCACTCTGTAATAGTTGAAGAAGAAGCAATTGCTTGATTAGTAACTCCTAATCCTTGATCAGCAGTTTTTATCTGTCCTCTTCTTTGAGGAGTAATACCTGTTATAAGATCTAATTCAGACTTTATATATTCAATAGCATGTATATGTTGTTGAATCTCAGTACCTAAGGATAAGTCTATAACATTAGAATTATCTGCCATATTACCTGCTAACTTACCAGTAGCTGCTCCCTTTTTAGCTTCCTTAAAAGAATCTACTACTGCTATATTCATCTCTTTAGCATAGTAAAGCCATTTATCTACTTGCCATCCATCAGGAACTTTAGCTAGATCTAATTTAGCAACCTTACCTATATTATTAATCATAAGTTTCTCTAACCTGTGATAATAAACATTATATTTATACTGATAAGGCTTCATTAAATCAAATAATGATTGAACCTGACTAGCATTTGTTTTATATAATGTACCAGTATAACCTGAAGCACATATAGATATATTATTAAGTTTTCTAAATTGTACAGGTCTTGGCTGAATCTTTATATAGATTTCATTAGCTATTTTAGTACCTTCCCACCATTCCCCTATCCATACATATCTAATAGATTCTCCTAGTTCTTTCTGTACTACATAATCTTCATGTACATTCTTCTCTTGTGATTCTCCATTATCATCTATATAAGTTAGAATACCAATCTTTCTAAGACTTCTCCAAACAGCTTTTAAAACTCTTACATTTGCTTGAGTATCAAAAGGAGTTAATCCCGTAGCTCCTGTATTAAGAGTATTAATATCAATCCCCTGGGTAGCACCCAAAGGAATAGCAAAAATAGGATCTTGTAATTCATAGTTAACTAAATTACCATAAGAAGCCTGTCCTTTATATCTTGTTTTAGATTCTAAATAGTCTATATCTTTAGGGGTTAAATAATCATAATAATCATCAATAACTCTTGCTACAGGTACATAATATTCTTCAACTATCATATCTGCATCCTCAATCATATAACTATCAGGAGCAATCAAATAATAGGTATTAGATGGATTACACTTTCTTACTATAGGTTCATTATTAATAATATCTACACAATAGATTTCTTCTCCTACTAATAAAGCATCTTCCCAACCTCTAGTTCTTATATTTTTAATATTACAAACTCTTTGGTAATGATTAAGTAAATGAGTACCTGCTATTTCTCTTTTATCTTGATAATTTTGATTTACCTTTTTATTAAGTTGATCTAACCTTTGTTGAACTTCTTGTTCATATTGTTGGTTAGCCTGTTGGTTATTAGGATCTTGAGGTTGTTCTAAACCTTGTAATAATATAGATTTTAGTTCTTCATTTGCTACTTCTGATTTCTCTTTCTCCTTTTCAGATATAGCATCATCATTAGTAACCTTTAGATTCCAATCAAATCTTCTACCTATCTCATCTCCTACTAAACATTTTATATAAGGATTAGTAATAGGATGATTCTGAAGTTGTGCTGGAAAAGTTACATTCTTTAATCCCATAGGATTCATAATCCTCTCTATATCTGTAGGATGTAACTTACCATTATATAGATCATAATTTACTTGTTTTCTATATCTAGAAGCTCTTATAAAATCATTTTGTAGAAGGATCATACCTTCTGCTCCATCTATACAGTCTTTTCCCCACTTATAATCATCTGCTATTTTTTCTGAATCTGCTTTCTTTTGTGAAGGCATTACCTTCAAACTTATAGGACTACTCATTTTATATTATTGGAAAATACAAAGTTAGGTATAAAATATTGTATTTTTGGTTAATTTTCATTATTATAGGTTGGAAATTTATGATCTATATAGCTGTTTTGGTTCCAATGTCTTTCAAAATATCCGTCTTTTTCTTCTTCCTCTTCTTCAAAAGATCTTCCTACAGAAATCTTATATTTATCTTCCATAAGAATCATGAGCATTCCTATGCCAGAAATTCTATCAAAATTTCCTTTAGGATTCCAGTTAATAATCTCTTTTAAAAGAGCTGGAGATTTTATAGTTTTAATATTATTATAATCAGCATCTCCTGTTGTTGTATAAGCATTCTTTAATAACCAATGTTTAAAACAACTTCTAGCATATATATTAATCTTTTCTGTAGCATTAGTTCCTTTAGATTTATTATTTCCAGTATCATGTATTGTTAAATTATCTACATCTTTTAGGATTTTTGGAGTATCTGCTAACATATGATTACAATTCTTCTTATCCATATATGCATAGAATCCCTTTTTCTGATTCTCATAGTTACATTCAGCATTATAATATAAAATAAGCCTTCTCACTATTTCAAACCCTTCTTCTGCAAGATTATGTCTGCCTGTATATTCTGCTACTATTCTATTAGTTAAAGTATTGGCAACCCAAATACTCATTAGAGATCCTGATATTCCATCATCATCTATTGTGTCAAATCCTGCCAAATATAGACCTTTAGGAGGTCTTCCTCCTTCATCATAAGGATGTTCAAATATATGAACAGCTCCTTTTGTGTTTAATTTATCTTTTAATGGGAAATCAAATATAACCCTATCTTCTGATAATTTATATTTAACATTTCCCTCTTCATCTATTGTTAATCTTCCTTGCCAGGTTCCATCTAATATAGATTTAGTAGTTTCTAACTCTGCCAATCTATCTTCACAGTCTCTAACAGGAAACATATTACTATCTGAAGTTAAGAAAGCCTCAGAAGGTTTTTCAGGTTTATTTTCTAGTTCTTTAATAAAAGCTTTAGGACTATCTTTAACCTTATCTCTTTGTCTTTTTATTTTTTTCTTAGCTTTTTCTTTATCTGTTATTCCCTCAGAGTCTTTACAATCATTAAAGGTCATATGTGCAGGAACAAAATATCCTATCTTCCCTTTATTCTCATATTCATCTTCAAATACTAAACAATCATTTTCTTCTGGATTATAAAAAACATTCTTAACTGCTTGAGTACTACCACCTTCCATGTCTCCTCCTGTGCCAAACATCCATATAGTTCCAAACTTAAAAGTACCATTCATAGTACAATCTCTTAAAGAACCTAAAGCATCTTCTAGATTTCCCATAAATCCAACTTCTTCTAGAAATATAAGATTTGGTCTAATACCATTTCCTGCCTGTGGATTATCTCTAAAGCTTCTATGATGAACCTTTGATCTACTTCCTTCCTCTACCCAATTATTACCATATTTAACCTCTCTAATAGCTTCTATATAATCATTTGATTTAGATAAAGAACCCTTATGTTCTAAATATAAAGGAGAAGCAAACTTCCTACCATTATATTCCTGTTTTCCAGGAAGTTCTGATATACCTAACCAAAATTTATTAATTAAAGGACTAGTATATTTAGTATCAATTGCGGCTATAAGAGTTTCTGAAGAATATAATGTTTTATTTTGTTTAGCCTTTATATAATCATCATAATCTGTGGCACCATCAAATAAGAAATTATGTCCTGCTACTGCTGCTGCAAAATATGATTTTCCTCCTCCTCTGCTTTCTATATCAACTATATTCTTAGCTTCATTTTCATATATAGGTTTTCCTAAATTTGTTTTATGAATCTTCCTTAGATATTCTCTAGGATGTACATAAATTAGATTGTTTTTAGGAATTATCTCTAGTCCTTCATTAACTTCTCTAACTTCTGGTTTATAAAAATCATTACATGTATATTCTTTATCTAAAGAAAATCCACTAAAACCTCTAGCTTCTATATATAAATACCCTTTCTCCCATTCTAGATCTCTTAACATAGGTCTAGAAGTAATCTCATTCTTAGAAAATTCAGACTTTTTTAATTTAATATACCAAAAATTTACATAAAAGAATGTAACTCCGGGCATATATTTCCCTGAAACCCAAGTACCTTCAATACATTTCCTTTTTTCATCTCTCCACCATTCTATATGTTTAGAGGATTCTGGAATGAATCTTGGTATTTCTTTAATTATAAAGTTTTCGTTATTTATATACATTAGATAAGACCTTTATCACTAAGAGAAGCTGTAGCTCCTCCTTTATCTTTACCTTCAAGATTCTCTTTTTGGTATTGCTTTTCTAGTCTTTCTAACTGAGAATAAAGTTTATCTGTTGAAGCTAATACTTTATCTAATTTTTCTGCTGTTTCTAATTCATAAGGAGTATCTGCTATAAATAGATCTCTCTCTTCTAGCTTCCTTCTCCAGTTTAATATTCCTCTTTGAGCAGGACTATATAATCCTTCTATATACCAATCTATTATTGGTTTATAATTCTCAAACTTAAACTTAGGATCTTGTAGATAATCTTCTATAATTAGTTTCTTTCTATCTTCTTCTGGAAAATTTCTAAACTTATTTTCTTCAGAAAGATCAAGAAATAAACAAATAGCCCACATTATCTGGGAGCTATTTGTTTTATCTTTAGATTTATCTTCTTTATATAGTTTGTTTAATTCCTTAGGAATAATCAATTGTGGATTATTTTTCCAGAAATTAGAATCTATATCAAAATTAGTTAATAAACTCATTTTGTAATATTGTTTTATTATAAATATCCTTAATCCACTCTATAAAGTCTTCTCTTTTTCTATCTCTTTTTGCAGTATTGCAATATTTACAACAAGGAACAACATTATCTAAGTGATATCCTCCAGTAGTGTTCACTCTATCTAACCCGCTATAATAATATATTCCCTTTTTATTTTTTGTAGTTTTCTTATTACTAGGTGGTAAATTGCAATAATGACAGTTTTTATTAATTAATTCTTTAAATTCTTTTTTTGTTATAGAAAATTCTCTTTTATGAACATTGTTTTTATATTCTTGATAGATTAAATTAAAAGCACTATCTTTTTGCTTATCAATATCAAGACTTCTTGTTTTACTATATGTTACTAAATATTTGTTTGCTATTTCGTATGCTTTTTCTTTAGCAAAACATCCACAAGAGATACATCTTCCTTTTGTTATATAATCTATTCTTTTAACACATTCTTTTCCACAATCACATATACAGTTATAGTAATGATAAAAATAAGATTGATTATCTTTCTTTCTTGGTTTTGCTGTTGTATGAGAATATGAAAGAATTGTTAGTTTTTGAAATTTAGATCCTATAGAAATATTAAGATATTTAGAAATTACATTATTTTTACACATTTTATTCTACTACTTTTAATTCTTCTTTAACAATAGTTGGTACTTTAATCATAGCAATAGCCTTTTCAAATACTAAAATCCTATATTTCATAAGATCTATCTGTTCTAAGATCCAAGAAATTCTCTTTTCTTCTGTTAAACTATCCCAAGCATGTTGTGAAGCATAATTATCTTCTTTAAATTTAACATCCCAAAATTTCTCTATTTTAGGTTCTAAATCGGTAGTATTCTTCTTTTTTTTCATATTCTCTTTCTTTATTTTGTCTATCATAATTTTTAAATGTTATATCTAGTTCTTCTTCAAGTATTTTACTTAAAGTAATATTATGTTCTCCTTTAGATTCTATATAAACATAGAAAGGAACATTTCCCACTTCTATCTCATATTCTTTCTTTAACTTTTTAGGAGAAAATATATGTATTGGTTTATCTTTCTTTTTAAATAAATTAAACACCATAATATTGTTTATCTAATTTTTCTTTTGTTTCTTTTTCCAATAATAATAATTCATATCCATCTATATTACTTACTATTTTTTTTTCATCTTCTAATGGTCTTTGTAAATTACCAGGTAAATATTTAAATAGAATATACCTTGTTAAATCTTCTCCTTGTTCTTTAACTAAATCTATTTCATATTGAAAAAAGTCTCCTATTTTATTAAAATTATTATTATTTATTCTATTAACTTGTGATTTTAATACAAGCAGTTCGGCTCTTTCAAAATTTCCAAAATCTTTTATAACTTTTATTTGCTTACTAAAATATTTCATTTTATCCGTTATAATGTTCTGTAGGTTCTTTAGATTCTAATAACTTATCTTGAGATGTTTGAGTAATATCTGCTCCATGTAACACATATCCTGCAATACCTGATTCATGTATCTGATAATAATTCTCTCCATCTATAGTCCAAGCAAATGCTCCTCCATCAAATACTATCATATCTCCTACTTTAGTATCTTCTACTTTATTACCAACACATACTACTTCTAAAGCTAAACTATTGGATTTTAGATTACTAGGTAGTAAAATACCAGAATCTGTTTTATCTTTAGTTTTTAATAGAATATATTTACCTGCTGGTTTATAATTAATTGTTTTTGGTTCTTTCTTAAATTCAGAAGTTTGCATATGTTTTACTTCATATCCTGTTGAACTATAGGTTGTTGTTAACACTGGTTTATCAAAATGCATATCTCCATCAACATGTACATAATTTGCTGTATTTAATTCTTTAGTTTCTGCTTTTTCTTTATTTTTCATATTTATTTATTTTATTACTTTATTAAATCTCCAATTTTATACCCTTTTTCTTTTATATAAGCTATTAACTCTTTATCTGAATCCTTATCTAGGATTATATCAGAATCTGCTTTAATACCGTTAAATTCTAGTTCTAATTTGATGGTTATTGGTTCTATATTAATTAGGGTTACCATTTTTGTAGCGGGCAATTTGCTTTAGGAGATCTTGTTTTAGATATTAATATACAGCCGCAGGAAAAACACACTCCTCCTTTATTTTGATCACATCCTGCACATATTACAGCCCTCATATTAGCAACCTTTTCTACCTCTTCATTCTCCCATATAAGGTTTCCCCAACCTTCTTTGATTAGTTTTAGTTTTTCTAGTAAAGTGTTTTTCTCTTCCATTAACATTCTTTTATAAAGTTATTAGTTACTCCTTTATATAAAGTCTCTGAATCTAAAGCATCTTTCATTCCTTTAGTATCTAAACACACTAAACTTTCAGATACTGCTTTTTTATACTTTTGAATATCATTATATATATTTTCATCAAACTTTGTTATATTCTTTTCTTTATGTAATTTATTTGTTTTTTTTAAAGATTCATGAAGATCATATATTTCTAAAGAAGACCAATTCCATTTTTCTTTCCAAATTTTTAAAGTTATTTTATAGTTAAAATTCTTTAAAAAATATAATCTAATATTGTCTTTTATTTTCTTAATTACTTCCATTTATTCTGTTTTATTTGCCAGTTAATCAACTTATTATAAATTTCTGTTTGTTCTTTCCTAGTCTTAAAAGTAAACTCTATACTAGTATTTAAATACTCTATAATAATCTTATAGAATAAAGTAGTACCTTCTCCAGGTTCATTTAGTAGATTCTCCATTAACCTACTAATATAAATATTATCTTTTGCTAATACTCCTTGATCTTCTATCTTAATCCTTTTAGGCTCAGTATTAGCGTCTTCTAATAACCTAGAAAGCTCTTCATCATCAGTATTGGTATCTTTAGTATATACAAACTCTTGCTCAATAACATAATTTGTATAGTATTCTAAGAAATTTTCATATAGAACTATTCTAGTTTTATCTGCTTTTATTACTTCTGTATGTTTATCCATTAAATAAACATCAAACTCTATAGTATCTATAGGAGGTAAATCTACTATAGATTTGTTAGTCTTTAATGTTATTTCCTTGCTCATTGCTATCATTTTTATCTCTATTTATTATAAACTCTTTAACTTTATTAAACCTCTTCATATTTGGTATAAACTTTCCCCATTTAGGCCACATAACTACAGGTAAAACTTCTATTTCTTTATGGTTATTCTTTATAGAATCTTTAATAATATCTCTAGTAGTTCTTAACTGACTATCAAAGATTAAAGAAACTACTTGTTTAGGTAGTCTATGCTTTAATGCAATTTTCTCTATTATAATATCTACTTCTTTTTGCATTATATTTGTTCTATAAATTGGTGTATTAGATTACTAAAAGTAGATACAAATTTTTCATTACTAGATAATTTATCTTCTCCCATTACATATAAACAAGCATGGGTTAATTCATGTATAAAAGTTGCCTCTATTTGTTCTTTTGTTAGTTTATTCTTTCTTGTAGATTGTTGAAGATATATAGTATGATTTCTGCATCTCCATAGACCAAATGCATTCTCTTTGTCCATAAGAGTTCTAGAATATATCACTTTAATAGTTTGATTAAAAAGCTTAATTTCCCTAGGTATAATCATTATACTATATCTAACTGTTTCATTAATTTTTTTAATTCGCTTTTATTCTTTATATAACCATTAAATATTCTATCAGAACTATCTTTATCATAAATAGTTATTCCAATACCCATATTTTTAAGTTCATCTCTAGTTTTATCATCAAAATATAGTTGGTAACTATCATAAGAATCCTTCCATAAAAACCATTCTTCAGGTTCATCTGGTGAAGGTTTAAATCCTAACTCTTCTATATCTTGTTTATCTAGGTATTTAACTCTTATTTTACCATTATTCCAGTCCTTATAATATCCATAAAAACAACTATCTTCATACTCATAAGCATTGGTAAAATCATTAATTTTTATCCATTCTTCTTTATTATCTTTAATTTCCCTTAGTTCATATTCAAAATTAATACATATTTCGTCTAGAAAAGGAATATAATAATCCTTATTTATTCTCTTATATAATTCTTTTTCTTCTTCTATCTTATTCCTCATCATCTATTATTACCCTTTCGTGTATTTCTTTAGTTCCATTTGGAAATTCTATTAGAACTCTCCTTGCTCTTTCTACATATTCTTCAAAAGTAAAGTCTTTATGTAGGTTTCCTTTTCCTTTTTCATAATTATAAATTGTTCTTAATTGAGATCTTTTTATCCAGTTCATTAATATATGTTTTTCAGTCATTAAACCAAATTTAAATTAAATACCAACTCTATATTACCCTCTTTAGTAAATACCGGAATATGTTCTACTCTTCTCTCTTTTAGGAAACCCTTCTTCCTTAAACTAAGGATTATATTATTAAGACTATTAATAGATATTTGTATATTACTCTCTTCCTTAATAGAGATTATAATACGTTTTTTAGTCTCCTTATGGAAGCAAATCTTATTTGATAACTCAGAGCCTAACCTATTATAAAGATCCTTTATAAACAAGAATTTACTCATAACCTCAATCTCTAATATAGTTAATTTCTGATTCTTCGTTAATACAGAATTTAATATAGTTAAATATTGTTTGAAAAGTCTATCTTTTGTTGTTGGAATATTTACTATCATTAGTATTCTAATTTTCGAGTACAAAGATAATAATAATTATTATAACTTCCAAATTTTTTATAATGTTTTTTATTATAACTTGGTTAAGTTACTGTATATCAGGAAGAATAATTTTACCTGTTGTTTGCAGAAGGAACATGGGAAGCCCTTCAAAAAGTTTTATCTTTTTAGAAACAGATAAACTGTTAGATTAAATATCCTTTTAAGTGTTCTGCGTCTTCCCAAACCTCCCTAGGTACTTTCTCAAGGTATTTATCCTAGCCCACACTCTATATAAGATATTCGTTTTTTATAAGTATTGGGGACATCTCATTTTCACTATTACAGGTTATTAAACCTAAAGTTACTTCTTACAACCCAACTTCTAAACCATTACTGGTTGAAATATAATATTGCTACTATATTCTTATGGACACAAAAGTAATACATATTTTTGTTATCTCCAAATTTATTTTCACTTATTTTTATAAAAAATGATATTTGGATCATTATTATATAGCTAATCTATAACTATTTCATATCCTTTACATTGTTTTATTATCTTTTTATATAGTTTTCCTGATTGTTTAACCATATTCCAACCTTTTCTTAACAATCTTAATTGTTCTTCTCTCATACCCAAAGTCTTCCATGCTTCTCTTACAGAAGCAAATTCAAAGATCTCTCCTGTTTCTATGTGTCTGAGTTTTATAGACTTACACCAACCTTTCTCTTTAGATATTTTTAACATTGTTTTTCTTGAATTACCTCTTGTTTCTCTTTTAGTCTTTCTAAAGCCTTCTATTTCCCTATCGTTTGTTAACCTTGTTAATTTTTTATATTTTTGAATATAGAAATATTCCCATTTATCTATAAATAGTTGATTTTCTTTAGATATATTATCTACGTATAGTATATCTAATACCATTAATGTTGGTTTTTCTCCATTAGACAGTAGTTTTTTAATCCAATAGGCTTTATATAGTTTTTCTGTTTTAGAACTGCTTATATGATTCTTATATCTCTGTTTAAGAGTTTGTCTGGTCTGCCCTATATACCTAATTACTTCTGTTTCTGGTTCACATAATGCATAAATGTAATATTTTATCATATTTTAATATTTAATTTGAATACAAAGGTAGGTAAAATATTTTTAATTTCCAAATTTTTTTCATATTTTTTTAAACTTTAGTGTGTTGATAATCAGTCTCTTGCTTAAAAAAACCACCCCACCCAATAACTGAGCTGGAAAATACCCCTCCAGTAAAATACTAACTTAAAACAAACTAACATGAAAAACGAAATTATTGCTTCTTGGAAACTTGTAACTGTTGATGGTAAAGAACAGTATATTGTTACAACAATGTCTGGAGCTACTGTTTGGGCACCAAAATCACAATTTGATACTAATGCAGAGATTATCTGTTATGAATCAAAGAAAGCTGGTGATAAATATGTTAAGAAGGACAAGACTGAAGGAATACTTCAGAAGGATGGTAATAACTTCCTTGGTTGTGGTAAGCAGATTGTTAAGAAGCACTCTACTATGGAGATTATGGATCACCTTATTTCTAAGGGCATCACTCCTACTTTCAGTATGTCTTAATTCTAATTCTAAGAGCTAGTCCTTCGGGGCTAGTTCTTTGTTTTAACTATTATTTAAAACCTAAACTATGTTAAACCAAGAACCTAACCTAGATCTCATTAAAGTATTAATAGAGGCTAGAAACCAGAAAATAGAGATAGAAAAGAACTATAACTCTGATACTTATCCTTTTAAAGGGTTTAAACACAATCAAGTAGATCCTGATCCTTGTAGGAGTTTGTATACAGATTCTTTGGAGACTATTTGGTATTATTTGAATTAAAGATCTTCTTCATAGGAAGATTAATAGGACACTGGATTAATTGTTTTCTCAATAATCATGGTTAATCCTTTGTTCTATTATTTATTAACCAACTTAAAACCAACAAAAATGATAACACTTTTATACATTACTATTCCTGGATTATGCCTATCCTTAATAATCTATGGAGTATACAGATTTCTCTCCAACTTTGATGATGGAGATGATAGTTTTTAACAATTAAAATACTAAATATGAAAGCACTATTTATACTATTTCCTTTTGCTGCTGTTTGGGCTTTCAATGAAATAGATAAGCATTTGGAAAGAAAGAAACAGAAGAAAGAACAATCAGATTATGATCTTGAAAGAGATTATTTTGATGGAAATGGTTACTAAAGTATTAAATATAACAATAAAGTAAAAAACTCTTGCTGACTTTTAAATAAGAGGCTTAGTATAATAGAAGGCTGGTAAAGATCCAGAAATTGTTATATTTATATATTTGGTTAAAGTATTGGTAATCAGTAACCTAGAACCTCCACCCAACAATCTCAATTTTCCCAAAAACCTAAAAACTATCAGCATCTTATTTGATAGCTAATTAAGAACATTCTTTTAGACTAAGCTCTTTATATTATATGTATGGTGAGTGAGTTGCAATTAATATAAACCTTAGCAGAATGTTCTTTTTATAAATATTAACCACAAATTTTTAATCAAATGTCCAAATATAATTATTCTATTGAATCCCTAGAAGAACTCTGGGATTTTGTTGATGAATTCTTTAATTAATCCCCAATCATAAACCAACTTAAAACTTAATCCCATGAAGTCTATTGAAGAGCTAATAAATAAACAAACCAAAGAACTAATTGAAGAATATAATGGTAATAGCAAACTAAATAGCTTTTTGAACAAGAATGATAACTGTCATAATATTATTAAGCAAATGCTTAGTAAAATAGAAGGTTATCATCAATCAGATAGATTTGAGTTTGTATATAAATGTAATCAAATTGAAAGAGATTTAATTGAATATATACATAGTAATTTTCATGGTACAACTTGTATTATCAAAGATAGAGATAATAACTCTATTAATGGTATAATAAAAAATGAAAAAACTCGTATATTTGAGAATAGAACTCTTGATAATACTATATCATTTAGAAGAAGATTTGAGAATGAAGATTATTCTGAACCAGAAACAATAGCTTTATGGGTTATAACAGATGATAATTTTTCAACTCATTTATATCCAATATCACAAATATTCATTTAACAACATAAGTCTTCCTCTAGTTGTACCAAGTGCTAACGCGGTTATATACTAGTTGGGAAGGCTTTATTTTTAATTAACAAAGGTTATTATAAAGTGGTGTAAACGGTGTTTCTGAGAGAAGAAAGTAAATATACATAAAACTCTAGTAAAACCCTGATAAATAAGATCTTCAAATCTTATAAATAGGTAGCAGCTATTGAAGTAGCCTGTTAGATAGAATAGATATATATAGACTAATGTTCTATAATATCTATTTTCTAGTAGTAATAAGGATTAGAAATCTAATTACTATTAAAACTTAATATAAACCCAAATAACCTTAAAACAATGAAAAAAGAATTCACAAAGAAATATATTATTGATAATAAAGGATGCTATGATATAAATCAAGTTAATTCTTTATCTTTCATTAATAATACTGAAATTACTATATTAGATATAATAAATTCAGAAATGCCTACAAAAGATAAAATTTGGTTTTTATTTAAAAAATCAGATTTAACTTTAGATCAAAAAAAAGAATTATCTTATTTATTAGCAGAAAATGTTTCTCATATTTACAATGAAAGATATCCTTCTGATAATAGAGTAAAAGATTGTATAAAAGCAATTAAAGATTTTAATAATAATCCTATAACAAAAGAAAAATTATTAGAATTTAGAAGAGCTGCTGCTGATGCTGCTGATGCTGCTGCTGATACTGCTGATGCTGCTTATGCTGCTGATGCTGCTGATGCTGCTGCTGATACTGCTGATGCTGCTTATGCTGCTGATGCTGCTGATGCTGCTTATGCTGCTGCTTATGCTGCTGCTGCTGCTGCTTATGCTGCTGATGCTGCTGCTTATGCTGCTTATGCTGCTGATGCTGCTGCTGCTTATGCTGCTGATGCTGCTGCTGCTGATGCTGCTGCTAAAAACCAAAAAAATCAACAATTAATAAATATAATTATTGATTTTATAAACAAACAATTTTAAAACCTAAAACTTATGGAAACCCAAATTATCTCTTTTTTAAGAGAAATTACCAACAAACTTGGTACAAAAGCAGAATACTTGTGGAGTATTTTGATTAAACAAGCACAAATAAGTGCTATTACAGATTTATTTTACTATTTAATAGTAATTATCTCTGGAGTTATTCTTTATAAATATCATAAACAATTTAGTAAAAAAGAATATGGTTATAATAAAGAATACACTAAATATTTTGAAGATGATGGAACAGAAATAATAATGATAGCCTTATTTATATTATGGTTAATATTTCTACTAGTTTCTTTAATGAGTATAGAAGATACTATAACCAAATTTATAAATCCTGAATATTGGGCATTAAAGAATTTGATTAAATAATATAACTATAGAATACTCGAACGGTAGTATAATAGTTCAACAAATAGTATTATATTAGTATACATAAAGAGTGATAACTCTGCTAACACTTTACTATTTCTTTTAGTTATCTTTTTAAATCCCAAACACATGGAAACTTGTAAACCAGATAAACATAAACTAAGAGATAATACTTTTGGTATTACTTGGTGTATTAAATGTGGTTATTTGTTTAATAAACCAAGTGGAATAAAATTAAAACCAGAAGAGATCTTAATTATTAACTTAAAACACTCACAATGATAACAACAAATAAAATTATCATGCTTCCTACTAATAATAGAAAAGCAAAGATGTTTACTGAATGGAAACAAAGTAAACTAATTTTTAATTCAGAAAGCAATATAAGTTATAATGATTGTCAATATTATGAACTTTATATTTTATCTAATGATGAAATTAAAGAAGGAGATTGGATGTATAAAGATAATAAAAATTATATCATAGAAATTAAACAAAATACATCTGGATTTATTTATAAAAAAGGAGATTTTAGTTGGACTGGTAATATGGGTAAAATAATAGCTTCAACAGATAACTCATTAGAATTACCATCAATTCCTGAATCATTTATTAAAGCTTACATAAAAGCCTATAATGAAGATAATCCTATTACTGAAGTTCAATTAGAGTGGGAAGAAACTGATAAGATTGATTGTTTAAAGTCTAAAGGCTTAAGTTGTAATTGTATAGGAATTTGTGAAGCCCCTGATATTTACAAACTCAAAACAAGAGAAGATAATACAGTTATAATAAGACAATTTAAAGATTATTCAAGAAATGAAGTTGTTAAATTATTATGTAAATCCTTTAGTAAATATGCTAGAATGGAATATAATAATAAAGATCGTGATAAATGGATTGAAGAAAATCTTAATTAATAATATAGTATTGATAGATCCTTGAAATAAATCTTAGATTGTATCCTAAGTTTAGAGGCGTAAAAAGTAGAGTTACTATCTATCTATCAATACTTGTTTAAACCCAAACTTAAAATACTATGAAACTAATAGTTTACAACCAATTAAACAATACACAATCAATATATTTAGAAGGAAAACTACTATTTAAATATTGGTTACAATAATATATGGGGGTGAACAGTAAGCATTCTATATATAATTAATAACAAGCAAGTTGAGAGATGTATACTATCTCATTAATCTATGTATTCAAAGTCATAAATGACAAATGTGTAATAACCAACGAAGTAGGTACAGTAGCAGACTGTTCTAATTGGGTTGTAAAACCATCAAGCTCTGTTAAAACTGTTAAATCAGTAACTGCTCCTAAAGCAGATTTAGTATTAGCTTAACTAAATTTAGGAAAATTCTAGTTATCTGGGAAGAATTAAAATTATAGCAGATAGAGTGATTACTACTAATAGTAATTATCCTGTATTAGGAGAAATCTAAATACTAAACTTGTAGAACACTATTACTTATTATGGAATAACGTGGCTAGCATATGCCACCACCTCCACCATTAGCCTAGTATTAGGTAATAATACACAAATAGCCGTTTGTTGTACTAGTATTAGAGGTAATAAAATATCTATTGGAATATATAGAAGCCTCTAATACTTATTAAGAAATCAATTTAAAACTATGAAAAAACCATTTATTAATGGATATTTCCCAAATGTTTATTTTAACATATATGGCTATTGGAACTTTTTAATCTTTAAAATATACAAAATCTATAAAACCATGAAAAAACTAATTTTAATACTATCTATCCTAATTGGATTAAATAGCTGTACTAGAATACCTTCAATTAGTTTAAAAATAACAGATATTGAAGATCTTGGAAAAGGATATTGTAAATATACAAATTTTAATGATGTATTACTACCAATGAAGTCACATATTATAGATACTTGTGGTAAATATAATATAGGAGATATAATAACCTTTAAAAAACAATAACCATGAAAATAAGAACAAAACTAGAAACTGTTTTATTGATAAATGAGAATTGTTATTATAATAGAGAGGAATTTAATGATCTTTCTTTTAAATGGTATAGATGGGATATGTCTCTTGTTGAAGAATATGTAGGGTATATTGATAACCTTGAAAACGAATATCAAAAATCACTAATAAGAAATAGTTAAAACCATAATAACCATGATAATCCAAATAGAACCAGAATATATTTTACTATTATTAATTCTATTTGGAATTAGAGATTATATAATAACAAAATATAAAACCAAATTAACTTAATTAACCATGAAAAACCCTATAAAATTCTTCTTTTTAATTATGTTAATATTGTCTATATTATCAGGATTAACTAGTTGTCAGAAATACCAAGAAAAACCTCCAAATATCACTTATCAAGATACTTTACACCAAAGAGATACTTCTAATCAATGTACCTTAAATCAAGCTAAAGAGAATGATAAAAACAACATATATTATATAGATACTAAAGAAACAGTTGTTAATAATATGGATAATTCTTCAAAAGATTTATCTTTGGTATTAATAATTCTTAATTGTGTAACTATATTTATATCTTTGATATTAGTCTTAATAGTTGTATTTAAACTTAAAACTTAAACAGTATGTGGATATATAGAATAGAAGATTCAGATGGATTGGGGATTTTCTATTCAGAGAAACACAAAAGAATAACAAATACTACAAAATGTTGTAATAAATTAGAAACTCCTCATTATGATATACCAGATTATATACATAATTTAGATGATTTCTGTGCTTTTAAAAGAGTAACCCAAATCTATAGACACATAGAATATTCAGAACTATTAAAACTAATTAAAGAAGGATTTAGAATTTACAAAATAAGAACATATTTTGGAAAATCTGGAAAATCTCAAATTTGTTATAAGAAATCAGATATTTTAGAACAAATAGATATTACTAACCAAATAATAACTTAAAACTATGAAAAACCAGCCCTATGTAAAACAATTTGATATGGATTTAGATATGTCTAATCCTAATTATGGTAAACCTATTCTATTAAATCCTATAACCAAAGAAAACCCTTTTCATAATAATACTTTCTTTAATAGAAGGTTAAGAAATGAAAATACTTTTATTAATATAAAAGGAGAGATTGAAATAGAATATAGGAGAAATAATAGAACTTCAACTAAAGGTAGAAAAGTCTATCGTCAGTTGAAATATTCTTTTAGTTCTTAAGAGAAACTTTTGTAGGTAATAGTAAATAACCTTCCTGTAAGAAATAACGTAAAAGGCTTACAATAAAAATGTATTTAGTTTAGAAGCGGAAGCAAAAAAAATATCTTTCTATGAAAGAAGACATTAGGTGATAATACCCAATAATACATTTTTTATATTAAACCTCTATTTGAATTAATAGTAAGATAGGGGTTTTTAAATCTATATGCCCTTGTATTGGCCCTGTTTTCTAAACAGAAGGTGCATAACTGAACATATGTAGGTTTGAATCCTACCTGGGGTACTAACTAAAACTTAAAATAATGAAAATTAAAAAGAAACCTGATAAAAGCAAAACTTTAAAATCAAAAAATATAAAAAAGGATGATTTTATAGGTACAGAAAGTATGGATGATACAAATAGCTTTGGTAATTTTCTTAATGATAAACATGAAAGAAAGCAAAGAGAAGGATTATTATAACTAATTAAAACCATAAAATAATGAATTTCATAAAATTATTACTAGCAAAACAAATACTAGATATAGTTTCTAGTACAATTATTATAATAGGATTTTTATATTTCTGTTATAAAATAAATAAAGATGAAAAGTAAACCCATAAGTTCTATAGCTCAGTTTTTGTTGGTAGAGCACCTACTTCATTAAATAGTATACAAAAAGACGTTAACTACAATAGTAGATTGATTAGTCAAGAACCTATTGTGAAAACTTGAAGAAAATAGGAGGGCATGAGTTTGAGTCTCATTAGAACTAGTACAAAGAATATTAGATATTGTTTAAGAATAATAACTACAATAATTACTTGTAATTTAATGTTATATGGTTTCTATTTAGGTTCGATTCCTAGAAATAGTATTTAATATTCTTTTTAATTATTAACCTTTTAAAACTTAAAAAATGATACCTTTTTTAATAACTATTGTATATTTCATATGTATAGGATTCTGTTCTAGAATGTTATTACATTATCAAGAAGATACTAATAAAGAACCTGAATTAATTTTATGGTTTTTTTGTATATTATTTTCTCCAATTGTAACATCTATGACAATAGGATATAAAACTTATGAATTTTTATTTAAAGAATCTATAAATAACTAAAACCCCAAATCTTATGAATCTATATGAAAAACAAAGAACAGAAATGTATTGGAAGCCTTTAAATAAGCAACCAAAAAAGATTGAAGAACTTTCTACTCCTCATATATATCATATTATAGGGATTATAAAGAGATCTAATAAAAATACTTTTGGAGCCTATCCAAAAGATACTTGGATTAAGTGTTTAAACCAAGAGATAAACTATAGGAATAAAATGGGAAATAGAATTATTAATTTATTTCCTAGTGTTAAAGAAGCTATTAAAAACCAATTAAAACTTGAATTATGATAGAAATAATAATTTTATATCTAATAGGACTAGGTTTTATTAGTTGTATAGACAAAGAAAAAGAAGAACTTAACAGTATTAAAATATTTATTATATATTTATTTTCTCCATTAATTATTTGTTATATATTAGGAGAAATAATGTATGATAAATATTTTGAATAACCTACGGTTCCTTAACGCCTAAAGTTAAGGGTTTTAAGTTGCTACCATTGGGAGGAGGGTAGTTGGGGAAATATTCCTCCCTCTAAAAGGCTCTATAGTTAATAAAAGAAAGTTCTAAACCTATAGAGAGGTTCTAAGCCCTCATAAAACATATCTTGAAGAGAAAGTATGTTTATAGCAATCAAAGATGCTAAGGAATCTCATTTTAGCCAAAATAAAATGAAAATAACATAATAAATAATACAAATTAACATGAAAAATGCAACATTAACCCGTGTAAGGGCAGTAAAAGGTGGAAAGTATGAAATTGAAATCTCACAAGTAGTTGGTAAAACTACAAATCTATTGGCTCTTCTAAATGTAGGAGATGATAGGTTTAATCAAGCTAAAGCTAGAAAAGCTTGGATGGTAGCAGAACCTTCTCAGATTGAAAAATATTTTGCTATCTCTTGTAAAGATATTAAAGTAGGATCTCCTGTAGAAGTTTCTATTGAAAATCCTATGATTGAAGGATTGGCTTTGAGTGTTCAAATTACTGAAACCAATACTCCTTCAGAATATCAAAAAGCTAATGCTTTAGCTAGTGCTAAGCAATATGTTAATAAAGATGGTGTAACTCAGTATTTGCGTAATGCAAATGGATTTATCTTTTCTAATAGTACTATTGTACTTGGAGAAGCTAAACACACTTTCCTTGCTCATACTGCTTTAGTGCCTCTAAATGAAGCTAAAGCACAACTTGAAGAAGTTGCTGCTGCTGCTCCTTTAGCTGCTGCTATACAAGCATAATTAAGTAATAAAAAGGGAATAGGAGAAATCTTATTCCCTTTATTTTAAATCCTTAAAACTTAAAACAATGAAAGAATTTATAAAATGGTTTAAATATGCTAAAAGACATAAGTTATATCTATTTTATAAAAATAATTTTGGATATTATGTTCTTTCAATAAACGATAAAACAAACCCTACAATAATTAAATTTTAAAACTATGAAAAAATTTAGACTAATTATAGATATTGATTTAAACAAATTAGGAAAATATGAGATAAACTCTTTAAAAAAAGATTTAAATTCTCAAACAAGAGGACAATATATTGAAGCTAATACTTTAGAAGGAGGAGAAACATTTTTTGGAAAATTATTAGACCGTATATTAATTAGTATAGGAACAAATAAAGAAATTAAAAAATCTTTAAAAATAACAAAAAATCCCTGGTTTACTTCAATGTTTTTAGACAACTCAATTAATGTAAACATAAAAGAAATAAAAATATGAAAAAATTATATAAATATGTAGTAAAACATGTTGATTCTGAAAATACTATGTTTCCTACTAAAGGAGAAATTTTTATTACAAAAGTAACAGATAGATATGAAATTACAGAAGATGATATTAAAAGAGAAATTATCCATCAAATATTTCACGATAGAAAAGATCTTTATGTTTCTTCTTTAAAAGAAATTAAAACTATTAGAGTTAATCATATTCCTAAAACTTAAACAAATGATTTATTTTATATTATTAATTATTGGGATAATCCTATATAAATATCATAGTAAGAAACCAATATTTCCAAAAAGTAATGAATTTATATTAAAAATAGAACCTGCTTTGTTTTCAAGCGATTATATTAGATATAGATATTCTATTAATGGAGGCTTTACTTGGAAAAGTGTTTGTGCTGCAAGTAGTCCTTTATTTGGAGGTGAAAATTGGACTTGGGGAGAAATTAATCATAAACTAGGAAATGGTAATTTTGATCATGAAAAACAAAAATTCTCCTCCTATGAAAAAATAAAGGAATTTGAAAAAGAACAAACAAAAATTTATAATAATGGAAGAGAAAAAATTGAAAAAAATAGAATTAAAGCACAAGAAGATAAACAAAAAGCTTATGAAAGAGCAAATTCTAACTTAAAAACCTAAAACTATGGCTTATATTAAAACAAAAGAAAGAAGAAAATATTTAAAACAGAAAGATTCTGTAGTTTTACTTACAGAAATAAAAGACGAATATGGTTTTTTTGAAGAAGGAACTACTGTTACTATAAAATGGTTAATGGGAAGTATTGTTTGTTTTATTGATAATAAAGCCAATACTGTTATCTTTTATTATGATACTTTAGAAGAAATTTGCGAAAAACGTTAAAACCTAAAACTATGGAAATAATAACCAAACCAACAGATAAACTAGGAAAAGTTAAATGGTTATTAAATATAGCCAAAGAACTTAACATCCTAAAAGATGATATGTTTGATCAATTAATGGATAAATATGAAAATAATTTTGATCTTTTTGATTTTATGTATGAAGAAATCAATACTATGATTATTTCAAAAGATTCTATTATAGAAACAAAAATTGCTTTTATTGCTTGTTTAAGATGTAAAAGTTTTGAAGAAATAGGAAAATATCTCACCTATCTTTCAAATAAACCAATTAGTAATGAGAGATTATATTTTTAGATATGGAAAAAGAAGAAATAAAATATACTATTATTAAATCTAAATATGATTCTGAAGAAATTATCATTTTAGCACATAATGTTCTTGAAATAGGTTTAATGACTTTAGTAAGAAGATTGCCCGATATTAACAATAATATTTTAGTTATAGATCTTACTAATAAAACAAATATAGGATTAAAAAGTTGGATTTATAATAAAATAATGGAAAATATTATTACAGAATAATCTAGAAAAACAAAATAATATGAAAAAATACATATTAATTCTTCTATTACAGCTATCTTTTCTATCTGGATATACACAATGTCCAGTTCATGTAAAAGATAGCTCTATTACAATATATTGTGGAGATTCTGTGTTATTATCTGCTTATAAGGATACTATAAAACCTTTATTCATTAATTTTAATAATGGTATTATAGATCCTTTACTAGAAACTAGCTCTAATGCTACTATAGCTGATACTTCTAATTATCCTTGTTTTGGATTAAGTCCTGAAGGGAAACATTATCTATTTATGAACAATAGTATTGATAATCCTAGATACATAGAATCAAAACCTTTAGATTTAACAAAGAATGGTGCTACAAAAGCTACTTTATGCTTTAGAATGAAGTATGGATTACAAAAAGCTAATGGAGATCCTCATGATCCTTGTGAAGGTATAGAAAAGAATACAGAAGGAATTTACTTAGAATACTTTACAACTTCTTGGAACACAATAGAATACTATGATCCTAAAGGAGGTATGGATAGTATATTAACCAATTGGAATAAATATTGTATAGATATTCCAGAAGAAGCATTAACTAATCATACTAAGATTAGATGGATTCAAAAAGATTCTGATGGTGTAGGATTTGATACTTGGGGAATAGATGATATTTCTTTAGTACTAGATATTCCGGGATATAAATATTCTTGGAACACAAATCCCTCAAAATCAAACTATTATATAACTGTAGCACCTACCAGAGATAATCAATATACAGTAACTTATACTAATGGTAAAGAGTCTTGTAATAATATAGTTAAAGTATTTGTAATAGAACCTATAAATATTGAATCTGCTCCTTCTGAGTGCCAATGTATATATCTTTATATACCTAATGCATTTACACCTAATGGAGATGCTTTAAATGATTATTTCTTACCTATTATATTTGGTATTAAAGAATATGAGTTAGAGGTATTTAATAGAGCAGGGCAAGTTATATTCCATACTCAAAACAGAGATGAATTATGGTCTGGATATAATGATCAACAAAGTATTTATACTTATAGACTTAAGTTGAAGAGTTTACAGAATATTCAACATGTATATGAAGGGATAATAATATTAATCAAATGAAAATAATAAATCCAAAAACAAATAAATTAAAAGATTATAGGCTTCCTAAAATGTTTAAAAACAAATGGATAAAAGCTCTTAAAAGCGGAAAATATAAACAAGGAGAAGATTATCTTTTATGTAATTATAATAGTAAAGAAGAATATTGTTGTTTAGGAGTTGCTTGTGCTATTGTAAAAATAAATAAAAGTATACTATATGATAGAGAATTACCACAAGACTTACAAAATAATGATTCAAAAGCACTTCCTTCTTTACTAAGAGGATTAGATGATATATCTCAAACTATTAATGATAAATTATCAAGACTTAATGATAAAGGAAAATCCTTTAATTATATCGCAAGCTATATAAAAAGATATTTATAAAATGATAAAGATCACAGAAAAAATTCTAAATATTACTGGGCCTAAAATATGTCTAGAACCTTTAGTTTTACTAGGAGAAAAAATAAATAATCTAATTTCTGTAGTAAAAGAGCAAAGAGAAGAAATAACAGAATTAAAAAGAAAATTAATATTTTATCAAAAAAAATAATTAAAATCTTTAAAATTTAAATAATAAAAAAACTAATAAAAATGTCAAAAGAAAGTATATTAATAACAGACGGAAAAGTAGTAGTTAATGGAAAAACATATCTTCCGGAAAATCTTATGAACAAATCTCCTAATTATTCTGGAGATATTAAAATTGTAGTTTTACAACGAGGATGGGTTTATATAGGTAGATTTTCTAAAAACAAAGAAGGTTTATGTAAACTTGAAAATGCTTTTTGTATTAGAACTTGGGGTACTACAAAAGGTCTTCAAGAATTAGTTAATGGTGCTACAAATTCTACAATTCTTGATAAATGTGAAGGAGTTATTGAGTTTGATTGGTTAACAGTAATTCATACTATTTCTGTAAAGGAGGAAAAATGGTCAGGAATTTAAAAATTGCCGAAAATTTTGAAGATAGCCACCATATAGGAAATGGAAATGGATATGGAAATGGAAATGGAAATGGATATGGAAATGGAAATGGAAATGGAAATGGAAATGGATATGGATATGGAAATGGATATGGATATGGATATGGAAATGGAAATGGATATGGAAATGGAAATGGAAATGGAAATGGAAATGGATATGGATATGGATATGGATACTAATTAAAAACTAAAAATTATGAGTAAGACTTATTATCATCATACTAAACCTGAAAAAGGTAAAAACCGCATTACATATGCAGGAATTGTGGAAAATTCACAATTAAAGATTGGATTTGCTAAATGTTCTTTAAAAGATCAATTTATTAAATCCAAAGGAAGAATTATTGCTGAAGGAAGAGCAAGAAAAAAGAATTGTTCCTATACAGAATCTATCCTACAAACAGATATTATAGGTAAAAGATTTATGGAAATTATTAAAAATAACCTAATTACAATAGAATAAATGTGGTATAAAATGAATAATAAAGACTTAGAAGATACTATTATTTCCTTTAGTTTAGGAGTATTTTGTATATTTATAGCTTTAGCAACCTTATATTTAACTTATAACTAACATGAAAATAGAATTAGCAGAAAAAACTACTATATTTAAACCAATATCTATTTGTTTATCTATAGAATCTAAAGAAGAATTAGAAATGTTATACGATCTTTCTTGTTTAAATGAAACAATTCCCTCAAGAATTGGAAAAGCTAAAGATTTATCTCTTATTTTTTTAAATAAATTAAGACTAATAATAACAAATTTAAGAACAACATGAAACAATTAATATTAATACTATCAATATTTAGTATATTTTCTTGTTCTCCCAAACTTCTTAATGTAGAAGTAGAATACTATTCTGGAGAGAAAGATACTATATGTTATATTCCCTGTGATATAGTATTACATAAAGGCTGTATATACTCTCCTTATAATTATGAAGGAGAGTATGCCTGTGAAATTAAAAACTTTAAAATATTAGAGAAATGAAAAATAAAGTATATTTTGGAGTAATATTAAGAATATTGCTTTTATTTGGAATAGGAATTTTTGGTTCTTATTTACCAGAACATTTAAGAAACTTTTTTGGAGATAAATTAGTAGATCCTATAAATAATATGGGTATAGACAGATCTTGGGATTGGGGTGTAAGACATTATTGGTATTTTACAATGATTATTACAATATTTCTCTGGAGTTTAATTAATTTCTTTATTTCCTCTTTTAATATTTTAAAAAAAGAATATCCAAATAACTTTTAAAAAAAATAAAAATATGAAAGAACAAATAGAAAATACAGAAGCTATTATAGAATGGCAACTAAGAAATATTTCTGATGAAGAAGTGTTAAATGATAAATTTGATATTATAGGTGAAAAATTAATTTAAAAACCTTAAACTATGGAACAATCATATAAATTTATTTTAGTAGGAATATTGAGTAGTTTATTGATATTCCTTTGGATTAAAGAATTTATTTGTCTGAAATTTAATACAGATAACTGGCAACAATATATTACTTGTAAGCTAGGATTACATTGGTTTACTAAAAAGAAAATATCTATTATAAGGATAAAACAATGTAAATATTGTAATCATATAATAGAAGGATATAAATAAAAAATAATATGTTTTTTAGAAAAAAATTAATAAAAGAAGATGTTCTTATAATAAACTCTAATTATTATATAAGGAAAGAATATTCTAATAATTATTATTCTTGGTATCTAGTTAGTTATTTTTTTAATACAGAAATATTAGAAGGAAGTGTTGAATTAGAAAGAGAATATCAAAAACAACAAAAACTTAAAACTATGGAAAAAGAAATTATAGGATATAAACTGGTAAAACCAGAATATGAAAAAGTAGCTATAGAAGCCCTACAATTATATAACAAAACTGCTTATGATCCTTTTATAATAGCAGGTATGATTTCTTACTATCTTCCTAAAATTAAAGAATTAGGGATTATGGATTGGTTTGAACCTGTTTATAAAGAAAAAGAACCTATAAGAGTTGGAGAAGCCTCTATTATATTTATAAAACAAATTCCTTATCATCATTCAAAAATTGAAGTTAATAATGTTGAATATTCTTTATTTGAATTAAAAACATTACTTCATTTAATGAAAAAAGGACAAATAAAATTCTTAAATGGGGGTTTTGAAGATAAATTTACTATAGATCTACCATTACTAGAAAAAATAATTACTAAATTAGAAGAATAATGCAAAGTAATGAATTTCCTTATTGTTGTGGTATAAAAATATTTAGTAATTTTGGTAATACAAATACTGCTTTAGATCAAACTAAATATACAATAGAACAAATAAAAGAATTCCTAAATACTAATGAAAGATGGTATTCTGAAAAAGCTTTATTATTAATTAGTATTAATCAAGATCAATATAAAATTATGAAAGATATATTAAAAGAAAGAGAATATAAACTATATTCAAGATCTTATCATCCTAATCATAATTCTTATATATATTTATTTGGTAAGAAAAACTTTAAAAATGGTAGAAAAAAATAATAACCTTTGGTGTTATGATGTGGAGGTTTATAGGAATTTATTTTGTGTGACCTTTTATAACCACATAACCTTAGATAAAAAAGTATTTGAGATTTCATTAAGGAAGAATGAATATTTAGATTTAGAAAGCTTTATTCTAAATACTAAAGATCTTTGGTTATGTGGTTATAATAATTCTAACTATGATGATTTAATTATCTCATGGTTAACTATAAATAGCAAAAAATATAATAACTATCTAGATTTATGTTATAATCTATGGTTATTTTCAAATGATATAATTCAAAAAACAGGATTAAACAGATTAAGCAAATATAAATATCACAATTTATTTAATACAATAAACCTACAAAAGGTACTATATTTAGATAAAGTACCTTATAAATCACTAAAAGCATGTGCTGTTAATCTAAAATGGCCTAAAATACAAGATCTTCCTATTCCTTTTGATAGTGAAATTAAGGAAGAACAGATAGATCTTATATTAGAATATAATGAAAATGATGTATTAATAACAAACAGATTAAGAGAATATTCTAATGAGATATTAACTCTCAGGAAGGATTTAAGTAAGTTCTATGGGTTAAACCTTATGAATGAAAGTAATTCTTCTATATGTAATAAAATACTTGAAAAAGAGTATAGTATTATATCTGGATTATCCTTAGAAGATTTTAAAGATAAAAGAACAATAAGAGAGAATATACATATTTCTGATATTTTATTTTATGGTAATATTAAATTTAAAAGCTCTAGCTTAAATAATTTTCTTAAAGAAATAGCAAGAAAAACTATAAAAGTAGGAGAATCTTCTAAAGAAGGAGATGGAAAATCTAATGAATTAGGCAAGATCACAATAGGTTCTACAACTCATGTAGTAGGATTAGGAGGATTACACTCAGAAACTAAACCCAGTATATATAATCAAACAATAGATGAAAAAGAAAGGTTAAATAAGATCTTAACATGTGATGTAGTATCCTATTACCCTAGTAATATTATTAATAATAATATATATCCTAATCATTTAAATAATAGGATTGTAGAAGTAATAAATAATATCAAAAATAAAAGATTAGAGGCTAAAAAGAACAAAAGAGTATCAGAATCTGAAGGATTAAAGATTGTCATTAATTCCTTTTTTGGTAAATTTCTATCTAAATTCTCTTGGTTATATGATCCTTTAGCAGCATATAGGGTAACTATTAATTGTCAGTTCTTTCTATTAATGCTAATAGAAGATTTAGAAAACTATGGAATTAAAGTTATTAGCTCAAATACTGATGGTATAGAATGTATAGTTAATGAATCAAAAATAGGTTTATATTATGATATTCTTGGTAATTGGCAAAATAAAACAGGATTTGAACTAGAAGTAGGAGAATATAAATCCTTAATTTTTAGAGATATAAACTGTTATTATGCTATTTCAGAAACAAAAGATAGAGTATCTGGAATTGTTACTAGAAAAGTTAAAGAAAAAGGAGACTTTGAAACAGAAAAAACAATAAACAAATCTACAGATTTTGCTATTATCTATAAGGCCCTAAAAGAATATTTTGTTAATGAAATACCTATTGAAGAAACTATCCTAAGTTCAGAAGATATATTAGATTTTTGTGCTTCTCAAAAAGTAGGAGGAGAAATGAAAGCAGAATTACATATTTTTGATAAATATGGAAAATCTTCTATAGAATCACTTCAAAAAACAAATAGGTACTTTATATCAGAAGAAGGAGGATATATCTTTAAACGAAAGAAAATAGCTAAAAAAGAGGATAATTCTAATCAGATATCTATATTTGATTTAGAAGAAGTAGAAAAAGAACAACTAATTTCTATGATTGCTAATGAAAAAGTTACTATTTTAAATATGGTAACTGATTTACATCCAGCTAATTACAAGATTAAATATGATTTTTATTTTAACGAATGTTATAAAATAATCAATTTAATTGAAAAAGGAAATATAGAAAATAAAAAAGAAGAGAATAAACAACAAGAATTAATATTTGGATAATTGTGATAAAAAAAGGAGATATTATTAATTATAAAGTTACAAACGAATTTACAATGTCCTGTGAATTAAAATTAGGAGTAAATATTTCTTCTAGTTTATATTGTATCTTTATTAAAGATGTTAAAGAAATAGGAGTACAAGATAAAAGCTTTGTTTATTGTAGGATAAATAGTAATCTTTTTGAATATGTTTGTATAGAAAGTTCAAGAATACAAGAATTACCTACAGCTCAACAAAAAGATTTAAGTCCTTTATTTAATAAAGTAAAAGTATTAGATTATAAAGAAAGTGCGGAAGTATATGGATTTAGAATAAAGAAAAAGAATTGTACTAATAAAATATATTCTAACTATAAAAGAGATGAAGCTAAACATAGTAAAAAGCTAAATAAGACTTTAGATTGTTTGGTAATAGAAACAGAATATGGTAATTTAACTTTTTTACATTCTGAGTGTGAATATATTAGTCCTAACCTAAATAGAGAACCTAAAAGAGATAAAACATATAAAATAAACAGAGTAGTTAGATATAAAGGAATAGATGATAAAATAGATAAATCTATTAGTAGGGTTATTATAAAGATTGATGGTCTTAATCCTATGGGTTATCCTAAAAGATCTTCTATAATTACAACAGTAGATACTAAAACAGGAATAGAATATAAAGATTATAGAAAAAATTTTAAATTAATATTCAATGATAAAAAATAAAAAGAAACCTTTAAATAAGGTTTTTACTAAATTCAGGCCATTAATCCTATCCAGGCATGGATCACATAGCCCTCTTAGAGAAAAAGGAGCTTTAGGATACTTTCCTTTTAGGTCTGTGGTAAGGTTAGGAAGTACTACTAATGCTGAAGCTGATAGAATTGAATGTAACTCTATAGAAGGAGTTAGAAATTCTGCTAATAAGTTTAGGATGAAAAACTGTTTTACAAATGAAAAAGTAAAAACAGCAGATTGGTGGGTTAAAAATAACGAAGGATCTTTTGTTAAAGAAAATAATCCTAATAATATTACAAATATTTCACAACTACCATATCCAATTATAGCTAAGCATATCTATGGTTCTAGAGGCACAGGAAATTATAAATTGGATACTCAACAAGAATTAGAAACTTGGATGAGAGACAAAGATATGAATAACTATATACTGGAAGTTTTTGTAAAATATTTTAGAGAATATAGGCTTCATATTACAGAAGATGGTTGTTTTTATACATGTAGGAAATTGCTTAAAAATGATGCTCCTGAAGGCACTTGGCAAAAACATGATAGTGTTTGTTCTTGGGCTTTAGAAAGTAATCCTACATTTAAAAAACCTAATAACTGGAATTTAATTGTAGAAGATTGTGTTAAAGCATTAAAATCTCTAAAATTGGATATTGGAGCTTTTGACGTTATGGTTCAAGGATCTAAAAATGGGGAAGAAAGAGATAATCCTAAATGGAATATTTGCGAGTCTGCATCAGCTCCCAGCTTTGGTGAAATTACTTTACAAAAATACAAAGAACAAATTCCTAAAATTCTAATGAAGAAATATGAGTTACAGCACTAGTTTTTTATATAAACATAACGGAGAAGAGGTAGAAAGAGCAGATATTGATAATATTTGTTTTAGAGTTATTTTTCATAGTGATACTTTAAAAAATATAGAATATGTAACTTTACTAATAGATAGGTATAAAAATCATATCCAAGATAAATATTGTGAATATTCTTTAGAAGATACAGAAAAGTATATAAATTTATTAAAAGAATTAGGATTTGAATCTGAAATATTAGGAGATATTATTCATAATAATAAAAAATATTTTGGAATTAAAGTTATTAATGATAAAAATCCTATAATTTTAAAGATAACTTTAACTTTACTTAGATATTTATATGAAAATACTTCAAAACCTATAATTGAAGAATGGTTTAGGTTAATAGAAGAAATAGAAGATATAAATAAATTAAATCTTTTGATATTAGCTCATTATAGTACTTCTTTTAGTATTTATAATAGTAATCATGCTTTGGTTAGTGGAGAAGCTAAATTCTATGATAAACCTGAAGATTTATTTGATTTACTATTAAAAGCAAATCATACAAATATTCATAGTTTTTTTAATAATAAAGAAGAACAAAACTTTAATGAACTTAGAGAACTATATAAACAAGGTAAATATAAAAAAATAATGGAAGGAATAAATGAGCAATAAAAAAAAAGTATATGTAGTAGGAAATTCTTTAGATTATGCTAATTGGTTACATCCAATAGGTTATATCTTTGCTAGTAAGCTAGAAGAAGCAGATCTTGTACTATTTACAGGAGGAGAAGATATATGTCCAGAACTTTATGGAGAACAGAAAGGAAAATATACTTCTTTTAATAAAAGGAGAGATGATTTTGAACAAATATGTTTTAATAAGGCTTTAGAGTTGAAAATCCCATGCCTAGGGGCTTGTAGAGGAAATCAATTTTTAGTAGTTATGAATTCTGGCAAGTTAATCCAGCATATGTCTCATAACTCCTCACATAATATTCTTACTTTTGATGGTAAAATATTACCTGTAACAAGTTCTCATCATCAGATGGCCTATCCTTATAATCTTCCAGAAGAAGACTTTCAAATACTTGGTTGGGCACCAAACTTCTCTCATACTTATTTAAATGGTAAGGATGAAGAAATAGATATGAAAGATAAGAAAGAAGTAGAGATTATATTCTTTCCTAAAACTAAATGTTTAGGAATACAATCTCATCCTGAATGGATGGATCTAAACTGTGATACAGTAAAATATATGCAAGGATTAGTGTTAGAATTATTAAATAAAGAATAATTAATATGAGTAGAAATAAAATTGAAAATATAACTATAGGAGGAGATCCTGAGTTTTTTTTAAAGAATAAGAATACCGGGGAATTTATCCCTGCAATTGGATTAATAGGAGGTACTAAAAAAGAACCAATTGATATAAGTCCTGAAGGAAAAACAGGATATGCTTTACAGGAAGATGGGGTAGCAGGAGAGTAAACTAATTAAATAACTATATAAAAATTTGTTTTTGTGAAAAATTATAGTTATCTTTGTGGTCAAAATTAATAAAAAATGGTTGGAAGAGAGGAAGATTTAATTAAAGATTATAATGATAAAGTAAACATTCAGGATATTAAATATAAATATAAGGTTGCATATGAGACACTTAAAGATATTTGTATTAAATATAATGTTTGGAATAATATAAAAGAAAGAGCCGATTCTAATAGAAGAAGAGGAATGGATAAAATAAGAAATGTAAAACATAATCCATTCATTAATTTAGAGGATAGAGAAACTCAATATTGGTTAGGATTATTAGCAACAGATGGCGGAATTTATAGAAATAGAATAACTTTAGGATTAAATTCCAAAGATTTAGAACATATTGAAAAATATAAAATTTTTATAAATAGTAATTTGCCTATTTATAAAACAGAACATTCTAAATATAAAGGACACTTTATGTCTAATTTTAGTTTTTCTTCTATAAGTGTTACTAATTTTCTTATAAATTTAGGAATAACCAGAAATAAATCTAAAACTCTTGATATAAAAATACCAATAACTTGGGATTTTTTAAGAGGAGTAATAGACGGAGATGGTTGTATTTCTTTTTTTAAAAACAAAAACAAAAAAGAGTATAATTGTTGTATAAGTATAGTTTCTGCAAGTAAATTATTTATTGATAAAATTAAAAAATTTTTTGATGATAATTTAATTAAAAACAGACTATATTTATATAAAAATTTATATCGAATACATATTATAAATTTTGTAAATTGTAAAATGTTAATCGAATTTTTATATAAAAACGCAGATATTTATCTAGAAAGAAAATATCTTAAAGCTCAGTTTATAAGTAATTATAAATTAAAAAAAGATCTTAAATTCAGGGAACCAGCGTAAGGAATCCTGAGCGAAATCTATTTTAATATTGAAAATAAACAAGGAAAAAATGTGATTGTTTATTTGATGATATATTAAATAAAGAGACGTGCAACGACTATAATAGATCCATCCTTAGGGATGAAGGGATAGTCTGGCTAGAAAGAAACTAGTTGTTAATATACCTCCAAGTAGGAGTAGTGAAGAGTTAATAGCCTCTATAAATTATGTTTTAGATTATGTAAGAAAGAATAAACTACCAAATACTTTGGTTATTGATCCTTCTCCTAGTGCTGAATTTGATCCTAAATATTTAGAGCATAAACAAGCAAAAATTTTTGGTTGTGAAGGATCTATTAATGCTTGGGAATGTTGTGAAAACAGATCTCCAAAACCTAATGGTAACTACAGATGTTCGGGCGGACATTTGCACTGTGGATATGATAATCCTAATTTAGATGATAGTTTAAGAATTGCAAAAGCTTTTGATTTATTTTTAGGAGTACCTTCTATTCTTTATGATGAAGATAAAGAAAGAAGGAAAATGTATGGTAAAGCTGGAGAAATAAGATTCCCAAAGTTTGGCTTAGAATTTAGGGTATTAAGCAACTTCTGGATCTTTAATGATAACCTAATAGAATGGGTATTCAACAATGTCCATAATGCTATTGATTTTATTAATAACAATAAGAATTTTGATAAATTAATAGAAAAAGAAAAAGAAAATATAGTTTCTTGTATTAACACTCAAGATAAAGAATTAGCAGAAAAACTAATTAAGAAATATAAGATTCCTGTTCCTGATTTAAATAAGAAAAAGGATAAGAATAGTGCTTTTGCGAAATTTAATGAAAGTTATATTAAAGATTTAATGCAAGATATTTACCTAGAACCTGAGGCTAGAATTTATAATCCTGTTAGATTTTTTGATGGAGTTGTACCACCAGTAGAACCTCTTGTAATCAATAATGATGTAGAATTTAGAGAAGCAAATGAAATAGAAAGAAGGCAACAAGAAGCAATGCAAAATATCTTAGAACATCATAGAGCAAGAATGAGAGATCTTGAAGATTTATAATCTATAAAACAAATAAAAATATGTTATTATTAATAACAATAAGTTATTTTATTCAATTTATCTTTGGATCTAAAAAACTTCAATCCCAATTAGGCTGTGGTCTAGTTGGGTTTTCAGCTATAGATTATCTCTTTGATAAAAGTAAAATAGCTCAATTATTATTCTGGAATGAAGAAAGAGGTAAAGATGCTACAGGCATTTATACTCCTAAAACAGGAATAAAGAAATCATTAAAGAAATCTAGCGAATATATTACTTCAGACTTCTATAATGAAATACAACAAGATAGTGTATTAATAGGACATGTTAGACAAGCAACTTATGGTGTTAATAGCCTTAATAATGCTCATCCTTTTCAATATGGTAATATTGTTTTAGCACATAATGGAACTTTAGATAATCCCTGGATACTTTGTGGCAACCTAGGTTTATCTAGTAGAGATTATGATGTAGATAGTATGATACTAGCAGCATCTTTAAATAAAGAACAGAATTTATACTGTTTAAGTAAATTTGAAGGAGCAGCAGCATTAATTTTTACAGATACAAATACTCCCGATACTCTTTATGTATATAGAAACAAAGAAAGACCTTTATATAGAGGTATAGGAGACGAAGGAATGTATATTTCTTCTATAGAGAAATCTTTAAAATCAATAAACTGTAAGAATATTATAGAGTTTAAAGAAGACTATTTATATATTATTAAGAATGGTAAAGTAAAAAACCAGTTTAAAATAGCTAAAAAGCCTTTTCCTGGAATTTTACCAAAAACTAATACTAATAATAATTGGAGAAATAGAAATAATCATTATGATGAATGGTTAGAAGAACTACAAGGAGAAAATCATAATAATAACTCTTTTGTAGAACAGAAACCTATTATTTCTACTCCTATAAAAACTTTTAATCTACAATATACTTATAGAGGAAAAGAAGTAGTTAATAGATGGTTAAAGTGTCAAGCAACAACTACTAGAGCTGGAGGACAAGATATTTCTTTAATAAGAGATAACTGGTATTTCTGTACTGGAGTAGCTAAACTTAATAATGATAAAAATTTAGAAGAAGTCTATATTATTGATGAGAAATTAGATAGAGTTAAAGTAAATCCCTTCTGGTTTTATTATAATGAAATGTATAATCTTAATGATATTATATATGTGTTTGTAACAAGTAGTCTAGTATATGTTGATGGTGAAGATAAGGATAAACCTGCTGTAAATAAAGGAGATATTTGTAAAATCATGGTTCATAATCATGATAATAGAAGAGATATTAGAAATGAATTAACAGGAAGAAGTGTTGTTGTTAATGATACTTATCTAAGACCTGCTTCTAAAGATGAAATAAAAGATTATCTAGAAAAGATAGAAAAAAAAAAGAATAATAAAACAAAAAAAATAAATGTGGAAAAAGTAAAAGAAGTTGAAGAAGCTGCTATTATTAGTTTAGATAATATTCTTAAGGTTATAGAATCCTCAAAGATAGGAACAGAAAACTATATTATGAGTTCTGCTGAAATTCTAATGGTTAAAGAAGGAATAGAGGCTTTAAGAGATACTATTAAACTAGAATTTAATGAAATTATTACAGAAGCTTCTCAACAAGAAGAACATGTTGATATTTAAGTTTTTCAATTATTTTTTAAAAATATTTAATAAGAAAGAAATGAATGAAAAAGCCCTTTATAAAGGTTTAGATGATACAGAAGTTCTAGATGTTGAAACAGGAGTATTAACAAAAAAATATAAATTAAATCCTATAGTACATTCTTATACTTTAGAAAAAAACGCTATTAAGATTCTTGATGAGTTTTATAGTAGTAAGGCTAAAAAGTATCCTTTATTATATATTGGAAATAATAGTTTTGCTTATATTTCTAGAGATGTTTTTAAAGATGAAAATATTAGAGAGGATTTAAAATGGGGATTTTTCTATCCTATACCTCTTGAGGAAGAGTATTTAAAATATATTTCAAACTATTATGCTGGATCTGCTAAATATAGAACTTTTAATAATACATATCCAAACCTTCCTGAGAAAAATAATAATTTTCTATTAACAGGAAATAAAAAGTATACTTTTGGAGTAGAGCTAGAAACAGCTTCTGGATATATTCCAGAATACCTAGAGAATGATTTAAATATATCTTGTGAATATGATGGATCTTTGAGACCTGAAGGCGGAGGAGATCCTATTTCAGGAGAATATATTACTGGAATTCTTTCAGGTAATAATGGTTTATTACATCTTCAGAAGATATGTATGGAACTATCAAAAAGATGTACTGTAGACAAGAAAACGAGTATTCATATTCATCTAGGAAATATAGATTTTAATAAGACTTTTATAGTCTTTGCCTATAAACTAGGATTGGCTATTCAAAAGGATTTATTTCAATATTTACCTCCAAGTAGGTCTAGATCAACCTATTGCCAGATGTTACCTAATTTATATGAAAAGAAGTATTTAGGTAAAACAACTAATAAAATAGAGTATAATATCTGGTTATCAGATATTTACAATGAAATATTTAAAAAAGCATGTAAATATAATCCTGATGATAAGTTAAATAAAAAGACTAATCATCCTAAAGGAGCTAAAGTAGGTTATGATCATTCTAATATTAGATATGCTTGGTTAAATTTTATACCATGTTTATTTAACACTAGAGAAAATGAATCATATACTTTAGAGTTTAGATGCCATTCTGGTACTACAAACTTTGTTAAAGTTAAAAATTGGTTATTATTTTGTATAGCCTTTGTATCATTTGTTGAAAACTATCAAAAAGAGATAGAAAATGAATATTTTGAATCTGAAAAAGGTATACAAAAGATTACTATTCCTTTAATTTTAGAATGTTGTTTTGGAGATAATGAAAGAACACATAAACTAATTGAATACTTTGAAAAAAGAAAGGAACTATTTACTTCTTTAGAGGCTCAGAAAGAAGAAGCTAAAGAATATGGTAAACAAAAATTATCAAGTATAAAACAATTAACAGTAAAAGAAATATTATGTGTTTAATATGTGTTGCTCCTAAGGGAACAGAAAAATATAGTAAGTTTTTTATAGATTCTATTAGATCTGGTGCTATTAGTAATACACAAGGAATGGGATATTCCTATAAAAAAGCAGGAAATGATAAAGAAGTTTTTATATCTAAAGGATATTTTAGTATTAAAAATCTATTAAATTCTTTAGAAGAGGCTGATTTACAATTAGATGATGAATTAATGGTTCATATGAGAATAGGAACTAGTGGTAAAACAGATGATTTAAATTGCCATCCTTTTGTTATTTCTACTAAGCAAGATGAGATATTAACATTAGAAGGCTGGGTAAGTAAACCTACTTTAGCTCATAATGGAATATTTGGAGAATATGCTTATAAAAATTCAGTATATTCAGATACTTATCATTTTGTTCATGAATTTATGAATAATAAACATCTTTTAGAGTTCTTTAAAGAGGATACTGAAGAGTTTGATATGGTATTTGATAATATAGGATTTTTAGGATGGAATAAGATTGTTATTCTATTTCCAGATAAAGGTTTAGTTTGTTCTCAAGGATTTATTGAAGATTCTGGATATTTCTTTTCTAATAAAGGATATTGTAATTCTTCTATAAGGAATGTAGGAGGAGTTGAAGATAAGGTTGTATTATCTACTTTTAATCCAATAGTTCCTAAAGAGGAAGAGCATAAAGCTAAAAAAGAAGAAACTAATAATTCTAATCTTATTTTACCAAATAATGAAATAGAAGATGATTCTGAAGATGAAGAAGAAGGTAAAGGATTATTAGATGGGATGAAAAATGCTTTAGGAAGATTCTTTAATAAAAAAGAGAATTCTGTAGCTCTACCATTAAAAATAGCAATTACTGAGTATAACTATAACCAAATACTTTTAGTGACTAATATAGCCTTTAATAAGTTTAAAAAGGGAGATATTGTAGAGGTTATGAGTTTTAAAACTAGGTTTGAGATCTATGTTAAGAAAATTAAAGAAAATGTTGATTTAATCTTATTATCTGAATATGATATTAGGACTAACTTTGATATTTTTGCTAAGGAAACTTATGCTAGAAAATTTTCTGAATATAAGAGAATGGTAACAGAAATACCTAATCCTACTAAAAGCTTTCTAAAGAAAATAGAAAAGAAATCTGCTAGATGTAAAAAAAATAGAATGGAACTTGTTCCTTTTGGTTTCTTTGATAGGGATGCTATTATTGAATATAAACATCAAACAGAAGCTGGAATTAGCTTTATTAAGGTAAAAGAAGATTTAGTAACCTAATCTATTAAAATATGTCTAATATATCTTATGCAACAAAAGAAGTAAAGCCTAAAAAGGAAGATACTCCTTTGGTTAAAGATTATAAAAAGTTAGTAAGAAAAATAAGAGATGAAAATCTTCAAATTAGTATTTCTGATGAAGAGATAGATGATTATTTTGAACCTGATTTTGGATCTGAGACTTCTGCTTTAATGGATTATTATAAATTACTTAATATTCGTTATTAATGCTAGAAGGAGAAGAATATAATAAAATATTAACTTTTATAAAAGATTTAATACCTATGCTAACAGAAGAAGAAGTTATTGATTTAGAGAACTTTATAAAGGATCTAGATGAGGATATTGATAAGAATACAGGAAAAAAGATGATTATAGAATATATTAATGGTATAATCTCTAAAAAGATTGAGGAAGAATCAAATAAGATTATTAAGTATTATGAACAAAAATTAGAAGAAAATGTTTAGTATTATTATATTCTTAGTTGGAGTAATTGTAGGATTACTTATAGCAGTAGAAATAGTTAATTATTATAAAGATAAGATAAATGATTGAAATAATTGTATTTATTTGGTTATTATATTGGCTATATAAACTAACACAACCCTGGGAAAATAAATGAATAAATTAATAGAAAAGTTAATAGTAAATACTCTCACAGCAAGGGAGTATTTACTTGCTTTTTTGTTATATACTAATAAACAGGATTTTATAAAAGAATATGAAACTAATATAGAACTCTTTACAGAAGAAGATTGTAATACATTAGTTAAAAAAGGATTTATAACTGGTGGTAAAAATGGTTTTATTATAACAGAAAAGCTTAAAAGTCTATTCCAAGACTATAAAGAAGGAATAAGAGGATCTCCTCCACAAGAAAAAGTACATAATTGGATAGATGATTGGTATAATCTATTTCCAAAAAGAGTTAGAAGTGGAGGTTATCCAATAAGGTGTGATAAGAATGGTTGTTTAAAGAAATTAATAAAGTTCTGTAAAGATCATCCTGAATATGATAAAGAAATCATTTTTAAGGCTACAGAATACTATATTAATACTGCTAGGCAGAATGATTATCAATATATGAAATTAGCTCCTTATTTCATAGAAAAAGATGGTATTTCAATGCTTTCTGGAGAGTGTGAAAATATTGTTAATAGAATGGAGAATATAAATAATGGAAAGGCAGAGGAGAAGGCTGTAAATTATGGGGAAGACATTTGATATATTATATGAAAAGATTAAGAATAATCAGCAATTAAAGAAAGAAGGTAAATCTACAACAATTAGTCCTCCTTTTCCTAGATTAGCTGAAAAATATCCAGGTTGGGAAAAAGGTAAATTTACAATTATAACTGCTAATTCTGGAATTGGTAAAACCAAACTATGTAAATATCTTACTATTATCCATATATATAATTTTATAAAGGTAAATCCTGATATAAAAGCTAGGATTAAATATTTTGCTCTAGAGGAAACAGAAGATGAATTCTGGTTATCTTTTATTTCTTCAATGTTATATGAAGAATTTAATATAATATTATCTACAGCTCAATTAAAGTCTTTAGGAAACTATATTATATCAGATGAACATTTACTTAGAGTAAAAGAATGTGAAAAAGTTGTAGATGAGCTTTCTAACTATGTAGAAGTAATGTATTATATTCATAATGGATTTGGAATATATAAGAATGTTAGAGAATATTTTGAAAATCCAGAAATAGGAGAAAATATAACAAAAAAGGATAAAGAAGGAAGAGATATAGTTATAGGTTATAAACATAATTTTCCAGATACTTACTATTTTGTTGTAGTAGATTCTATAAATTTATTATCTCCAGAATCTAGAGATGGGATCAAAATGGATCTTTGGAATAGTATGGGACATTTTAGTAAAGAGTATGCTTTAAAAGGTTTTTGTAAAAGATATAATTGTGTAACAGTAATTTTACAACAACAAGAGGCTGCTAAAGAAAGAAAGGACTTTTATAAAGGAGAAATAAATGAAGAAAAGATAGAACCTAGTTTAGATGGATTAGCAAATAATAAGGAAATTCAGAGAGAGGCAGACTTAGTTTTAGGTATATTTGCACCAAATAGATATAATATTGAAGAATATAGAGGTTATGATATAAGAAAATTAGGGGATAAAGTAAGATTTATTAAGTTTCTTAAAGATAGACATTATGGATTAGCAAATGCTTATGTTCCTTTATATTTTGATGGAGCTACTGGGTTTTTCAAAGAATTACCTAAAAAAGAGAATATGACGAATGAAATATATGATAAAATAAATAATAAATAATAATTAAAAGAAAGATAGAGGAGAGAGAATATGGCGCAGGACTTGCTAATTGTGGGAGGCTCAGGTACAGGAAAAAGTACCTCAATGGAGAAGTTAGATCCAAAGACTACATTTATAATTAATGTAGCAAAGAAACCATTACCTTTTAAGGGATGGAAAGCTAATTATAGTACTTTTGGTAAAGATAATCCTCGAGGAAACTATTTAGCTACAGATAATACTGGAGATATTTTAAAAGTATTAGAATATATATCACAAAAAAGAGATGATATAAAAACCATAATTATTGATGATTATCAATATGTTATGTGTAATGAATATATGCGTAGAACTAATGAAACTGGATTTAAAAAATTCAATGATATTGGTCAAAATGCTTGGAGTATAGTAAATGCTGTTAAAGATCTAAGGGAAGATTTAGTAGTAGTATTTATGTGCCATTCAGAAACTGATTTAGATGCTGATGGTAATAAAATCACAAGAGCTAAAACAATTGGCAAAATGTTAAATTCAGTAATAACATTTGAAGGAATGTTTGCTATTGTTTTATATACAGATGTGATTAAGAATGATGAAGGGGTTTCTTATGTTTTTATAACCCAAAATAATGGATCAAATACTGGTAAATCACCAAGAGGAATGTTTGCAGATAAAATAATCCCTAATGATTTAGTATTTGTACTAAGTGAGATAAATAAATATAATAATTAAAAAAAAAGAAAGAAAAATGGTAAATTTGAATTTTAGTGAGGTAGAACAAAAAGAAGTTAAAAAAAGTACAAAAATTAAAGGATTTAGTATTGAAGATTGTACAATTACTGGTATTATAGCTAGTAAAACTCAAGGAGGAAAAGATCAAATTGAAGTAGGATTTATTTCTACAGGAGGATTAGAGCATACAGAAAGAATGAGTCTTTCAAGTGGTGCTATGAAATATACTTTACAAAAACTACATACTTTAGCTTCTAGGTGTATTTCTCCAGAAGATGTTAGTAAAGATATGAGTTTAGATCTGTTTAATAAGTTATTAACAGGTAAAAAGGTAAGGATTAAGTTCTCTGCTGAAGAATTCCGAGGAACTGATGATAATATCTATACAAGAGCTGTTATTGGTTTATGGGATTTTGCAGAAGAGATTTCTGTACCTAGAAATGAAACAAAATTGAAATTAGATAAAGAAAGTAGATATGATTATAAACCTTTAGAAGGTTCTACTACAACTACTACTCCTCCAAAGAGTGCTAGTGCTATGGTAGATGATCTACCTTTCTAAATTTTTAGAATAATATAAAGAAATAAGAGTAGGTGGGTAGTTAGCTTAATTAGGATAAAGCATTAGATCTCACGGGTTAGAAGATATAGGTTCGACTCCTATACTATCTGCCTACTCTTTTATATAATAAATATAATGCCTATATTAGCAAGAAAAGACGATTATAAAAATCATTTAAAAGTATTCTTAAAAGCAATTAAAGATACTTACTTAAAACTTCAGAAGAAAGAAAATAATGATAAAACTTTTGTAATTTGTGATTTAATAAAAAATAAAATAGAAGAATGTGAAGTTCTTTTAGTTGAAATAAGATAATGATATTAAACTTTTCAAAAGTAGAAGAAAAAAAGAAAACTTTTTCTATGGAAGAAGTATTATCTTTAGTAGATCAAAAAACAATATATGAATATTATTTAAACCAATCTATTAAATTTAATTCTTATATTCTATCTCCTTTTAGAAAAGAAAATAATCCTTCTTTTAAATTTAATGAATATAAAGGAAAAATATTAGGTAAAGATTGGGCTACAGGAGAGATATTTAATTGTTTTCAATTTATTCAAAAGAAATATAATTTAAGTTTACCTGAAGCAATAAAAGTAATAGTTAATGATTTTAATCTATATAAAGATGTTAGGAATAAATCCACAGGAAATATGGTATATAGTAGTAGGAATATTACTTCTGAGTTCCTTTTGGGGAGTAGCCCTATGGGATATGTTGATAGTACAAGAAAAGAAAGTAAAATAACTATACAAGAACAACCTTTTACCAAGGTTGATATAGATTATTGGAATCCTTTAGAGTTATCTGATATTATAGAAGATGTAATCTCCTGTAAATTAGTATATTTAAATGATAAACTAATAAAATTTTATACAAATGATAATCCTATATATGCTTATAAGTATATAGTACACGAAGAAGTATTTTATAAGATATATTGTCCTTTTGCTAAAAAGCAATGGAAATGGTTATATTCAGGAAATAAATCTATAATTGATGGATATAATAAACTTCCTATAAAAGGAAATTTATTATTTATTACCAAATCAAGAAAAGATAGACTTTATTTGAAAAAGTTAGGATTTGATTCTATATCTTTGATGAATGAGGGTGTTTTACTTGAAAATCTTCAATATAATGAACTTAAATATAGATTTAAGGATATAATACTCTTTTATGATAATGATGTAACAGGAATAGAAATATCACACAAAATAGCAAATATGTATAATATACAAGAAATCTTTATACCTATAGAACTGGGATGTAAAGATATATCAGAAGTAGTAAAAAAGTATAGTTTAGAATATGCTAAAGATTTAATTAATAGTTTAATATGAAATATTTATTTTTTAAAGATAGTTCTAAATATAATAATATTCCTTATTCTTTATTAATAACTACATGTTTTACTAAATCAGAAAGGGATAAAATAATTGTTGAATTTAGCAATATTCAAGGAAATTGGCATTCTTATATGCCTTTAGAAGAAGATCTTAAAATAGCAGAGTCTAATAAGGAAGATATTTCTTTTTGGGCAAAATATAGAAAAGATCAAAAAAGGAAAGAATATACTTTAGAAGAGTTTAATGAATTATTTATAGTTAATTAATAGTTTGATATAATGGAAAAATTAAAAGTAGTAAAAGTAACTCAAGATTTTATAGAGTTTGAAAAAGGAATAAAATAAATAATATGAAAAAAATAACACTATATTATGCTTGTTTTAATGGAGGAGATGGATCTGTTTCCTTAGATTGGTATTTGTCTCAAGAAGATGCTAGTAAACAAGAAGACTTACAAGAAGAAGGTTGGGGAGAAGATTGTACAGGATCTGTAGAAACTTTTGAAGGATCTAATATTCATAAACAAGCTTTAGAAAACTATAAATCTTTAGTTAATGAAGAAGAATTATAATAAATAAATTAAATATGTTTGGATTTATAGGAAATATAATAAGTTCTGGAGTTAAATTAGCACTAACTCCTGTGGTAATAGTAAAAGATACTATAGATGTGGTTTTAGGAGAAGATCCTGAAAATACAAAAAAATTAATAAAATCTGCTGGAAAAGATGTAGAAAATGCATTAGATGAAATAATGCCTTAATAAATAAGCAATTTGAAAATAGAGGAAGGAAATATCTTATATAAGGTAGAAATACCAAACTATATAAAATATGTGCAGTTGAGTAAACAAAGAAGAGCTAAGTTCTTTAAGAAAGGACAGAAAATACCTAAAAAATATCTTCATAATGAGGAATTCTTTAACTTTAATAGTAAAGGAATACTTGTAAATGTACAAGATGATTCTAAAATTATAGCAAATCCTAGAGTGGCAGGTACTCCTAGATTTAAGAAGATTAGAGGAAATGATATTTGGTCAGGTATGGATCACTTTCTTAGAGCAAAAATAGCTAGAGATTTAAAGAATTATTTTAAGGATATTTATAAGGAAAATAATCTAAAACCTTTAAAAAGAGATGATTATCCTATAGGAGTATTATTAGAATTTTATGATATAATTAATGAAGAAACTCAAGATATTGATAATCTTTCATTAATCTATAGGAAATGTTCTTTAGATGCTCTTAAAGGGATTATAGAAGATGATAAACCTATATATTTACAGGAAATACCATGTTCTTTTATACCTATAGACGATACTAGGAATAATAAGTTAGTAATTACAATATATAAAATATAATTTATTAAAATAATGGCACTATTTGGAAGTAATTGGCTAGATGAACCAATAGATGAGGATGGCCCTTTGTTTGGAAGAAATTATTTAGATGAAAAAAATTTTGAATATTTTATTAATTACGAAGGAGAATATCAACAAATTAAAACAAAATTAGAATTATCAAATGCTATTAAAAATAACAATAGGTTTATATTTGATGGTAATAATTACAATTTAAAATAAAATATGAGTGATCAAAAACAAAAATTAATTCTACAATATCCAGAAGAATTTATTCAAACTATTAAAGATAATTTTCCTAATGATAAGAAAATGAATCTTTTTGCAAGAAAGAATGATTATTTCTTAGGATCTTATTTATCTGAGCTCCTAGATAATTTTGAAGGAGGATTAACAAGAGATGAAGAAAAACTGATAGATGTTCTATATGATCAATGGATTATGATTGTAGAAAAACAAATGGACGGACAGAATTTATTAGAAACAACTAAAATTAATGAAGAAGAGGAATTTGATAAAGAAGCTTTTGATTCTTTTGATAATGATGCTTTAGGAGGGTAATAATATGTATAAAGTAAGTTCAGAATTATTAGAAAGAATAGTTAAAGCATTAGATAGATCAACAACCTCCTTAATGATACAAGAACATATATCTTCCGATATGAGGGAAGACTATCAAGAAAATAACAAAATAGTAAAACTAATTAAAGATAATTATCTTTTAGATGGAGAGTAAGAGGGTTGGAGTCATAGATTTAGATTCGGTTATCTATTCAATTATGCATCCAAATAAAGTTTTGGATACCTTTGGTCAACCAATAAAAAAAGAGGGTTTATATCAGTATTTTGATAAAACAGAACTTGAAATAGAGAATTCTGCTAATCAAATAATGAATGAAATTCTAACTAGTTCTAAATCAGAATATTATATAGCTTATGTAAAAGGTAAGAATACTATTAAATCTAGATTGGCTATAAATCCAGACTATAAGCAAAACCGTAGTAAGGAACAGCCAAAATTTTGGGAATTTACTAAGCAATATTTAATAGATAATTGGAATGCTATAGAAGTTAATGATATTGAGGTAGATGATGCTTGTAGGATTACTAGGAAAAAGGTTCCAGGTTCTTTCCTAATTTGTGTAGACAAAGACCTTTTAAATTTAGAAGGTTTATCTTATAATTGGAGAAAAAAAGAGTTTTATAATATTTCAGAAGAAGATGCTAGGGTATACTTCTGGAAATCAGTAATTTGTGGAGATAAATCTGACGGAATAGTTGGTATTAAAGGTAAAGGAATTAAATATGTAGAAAAACTCTTAGAAGAAAACTTAGGAGTTCCTATAGAATCCTTAATCTTTAATGAATATATACAAGAATTTGGAGAATATAAAGGAATTCAAGAATTTTACAAAAACTACAATTCTTTATATATTTTAGAAGATTATGAAGGATTTGTTGTTCCAGAACCTATTAAATATAGAGGATATTATAAAAAAGAGAGTATAGAACTACCAGAATAATGATTAAAAAGAAGGAGGATATGTGTGGGAGATAGAAATATTAATCAGGAAAGAAAACTAACAAAATCTACTACTTTTATTAGAGATATGTTAGGTTTTCATCCTAGAATATTTACACTTAACTACTATAATACCTATATTTCTACTGATCCTAGAAGTATATATTTAGTATTTAAATTTAAAGAAGAAGAATTAAAAGAAGTAAGAGATCTTTTAATAGAGAAAGAACTAATAAATAATATTGAATTTATTGAAAAAATATATAAAGATCTATATGAAATATATAGGTTTGATGTTCCTTATAATCAATCAGATAACTTTTTCTGTTTTGTAGAAGGAAAATATACACAATTTGGAGATGAATATAAGAAGTATTTATTAGAATTATATAAGGATTATAATCACGAGAAGTACTTAAATATTAAAAAGATACTATATCCTACTAGAAAGGATTTAGATGCTTTAGAAGAGATTTTACAGCTAGATTTTAAGTTACCTGATTATAGTGAGGTTTTTGATAAACCTATAATGAAAGAAGAGTTATTTAATATAGATAGATTTAAGAAAGATGAGTGAAAATGAAGAATTTTTATTAAAAGAGTTTGCCATATCTCTTTTTCAGAAAGTAAAACATGGAGATAAAGAACATAAAGATTGGTTAGAAAAAGAAATTTATGATTATTGTAATAGTTTTATAAATGATAGAAAGAGAACCACAATTAGCAGCTAGGTTTAATAAGGGAAAGTTAAGATATGACCTTCTAGAACCTTTTGCTATGGAACAATTAGTTAAAATTTTTTCTAAAGGTGCTGAAAAATATGGAGATAAGAACTGGTTAAAAGGAATGGAATGGAGTAAATGTTTAGCTAGTTTAAAAAGACATATTGCTGCTTTTGAGAATGGAGAGGATATAGATCCTGAACTAGGAACTTATCACATGGCTAATGCTGCATGGAATTGTTTAGCAATAGTTTCTTACTATAAACATGCTCCTCATCTTGATGATAGAGATCACTCTTATCTAAAAAATAAGAGGATAGGACTAGATATTGATGATGTATTAGCAGATTTTGTACCTTATTGGTGTAAATACTTTAATAAACCTATTCCAGAGTTTTGGACTTTTGATAGAGATATTAGATTAAAATTTGAAGAATTAAAGGATAATAAGGAATTTTGGATGTCTATTCCAGTAAAGACTAATCCAAAAGATATTCCTTTTGAACCTGCTTGTTATATAACTTCTAGACCTATTTGTAAAGAATGGACAGAAGAATGGTTAAGTAAACATGGATTTCCAGAAGTTCCTGTTTTTAGTTTAGGATTTAATGAAAGTAAGGTAGAAGCAGCACAATTATTGGGCTTAGACCTTATGGTGGATGATAAATTTGAAAACTTTAGAGATCTAAATAAAGCAGGTATATTAACCTATTTATTTGATGCTAAGCATAATCAGAGATATAACGTAGGATATAGGCGTGTCTATAGTCTTAAAGATATACCTTTATAAATATTATCGTATTTATTTGGATATATCTAAAAAAGGTTATATATTTGTAGAAAATTAGAAAAAGTGATAATAAAAAGTTGTAAAATATTCAAAATATTTAAAAGAAAGAGAAAGAAGAATAAGTATTATGAAATTGATGATAGAGGACTACCTAAATCTGTTGTTAATGAGATTAATTCAATATTAACTAAAAATAGATAGATGAATAAAGAGGGGTTGATAAAGAGCATATTAAAGTATTCTATTGATAATAGAGTTGCTTTAAGTATAGCTTGTACTAAGTTTGGTAAACATAGGAAATATGTAAGCGATTATATATATCTTCTTAATAAAAATATTAAGGAGCCTTTCCAAAATAGTGCTGAAAAAGAGATTTTATCTTTGTATAATAACAAAAAAATAGGTTTTTCCTTAGGTTGTTATATAGAAAATGTAAAATTTATTGAAAAAGATACTATTAAAAAAGATAATTTAAGAAATACTCCAGGTACTTATTTTATTACAGGTTGCACACATGCTCCCTGGCATAATAAGAAAATGTATGATTCTGTATTAAAGTATTTAACAGAAAAAGTTAAACTACAAGGAATTATACTAGCAGGAGATTTTTTAGATTTAAATTCATTAAGTTCTCACGATAGAGGTAAAATTCCACTAAAAGGAGTTACCTTAGATTGGGAATATAGAGAGGCTAATAAACTATTAGATCTCTTTGATGAGTTAGATATAAAAGGAACAAAAGACTATCTCTTTGGCAATCACTGTGATAGATATAATAGATTACTTTCTAATTCTGATGAATCTAAGTATGGTGAGGCTTTAAAGTCTCCAGAAGAAGGATTAAGGCTATTAGAAAGAGGTTATTGTGTGTATAAAGATTGGAAGAATGATTCTATTAAATTAGGGGAACATTTAGAGATCTGTCATGGAGAATTCTTAAATACTCATAGTGCTAAAAAGACTATAGATACTTATAGAAAATCAGTATTGTATTTTCATACACATAGATTTCAAATATATATTGAAGGATTAGTAGGAGGGTTTAATATGGGTTTTGGAGGAGATATAAATGCTCCAATATTTAATTATGCTACTAAAGCTATGAAGAATAGTTGGTTAAATGCTTGTTGTTTAGTTACATTAGATAAAGATGGTTTCTATCATGTGGAGCCCTTATTTTATATAAACAACCGACTAATAGTTAATGGGAAAGAATATTAATTAAGATAGTGCAAGAGTGATAATAAAGAGTGATAAATAATAATTAATAAATAAAAAAGTAAAAATGAAAAATAACAAAAAATCAGGTAATTATACAAAAATTAGTAAAGGTATTCAAAGAATTCCTAGTGGTAATTATAGAGTAAGGAGATGTATTAATGGTAATTACTATGATACTACTGTTACTAGTATAAAAGCTGCTAAAGAATATTATAATAATCCTTATTAAATAGGATTTTGTTCTAGGTACATGAAAAAAGGTTTATAGTAATATAGTAGATAAGAAACCTTGAGATACCCATTTAGATCGTCTTTAACTACTATTTAAGTACCTAATTATAAACACAAGAAGCACTAGAGATTTTCTGGTGCTTCTTTTTTATTATATAAAATGAAAAAAATAAGATTAACAAAAATATCAGATGATATCTTTGGTGGAAATCATCCTAATGGAATAAACAAAGGTTATACTAGAGATGGATATATGATACATAAACCTAAAGAGGGAGAAGAGTTTATATTATATCTATCTAAATTACATCCTTATCTTTATACAAGTATTGTAACTAAAAAGTTAAATAAAAAGAATATATTTAAAACAACTTATAGTACTTATCAAATTGAATATATAAATTAAATAATGAGTAAAATAATATATAATGCTATAAAAACTCCTGATGGAACTATTATAGAATCTAAACATAGACATGATTTTAAAATTCATATAGATAAAAACGGAAAAGAATATAGTGTTGATGGAGGTTTAGATTATCTAAAAAGAATGGGAGATATTGAAGATTGTGAAGAATTAAGTAAATATTCAGAATAACAATAAATAAAATGGAAGAAGTAAAAGATCCTCAAAAATCAAATTTTAAGATTTTAGAAGTTCTTGAAGAATTTCTATATAATAATCTAGATATAAGATTTTGTCAAGCATTACAAATACTTGGAATAAATAAACAAGAAGAACTTATGGGATTAGTAGATAATTTTAATGAGAAATCTGAAGATACATTAAATAGAATAAATGGAAGAAAAGAAAATTAAAATAGGATTTGAAATAGTAGATTCTTGGAAGATAGATATATTTAGAAACTATATAGAGAAACTACAACAAATGCCTGAAATAGAGTTATATCTTATTTCTAATGAACCTAATTCTAGATTTATAGATCACACTCTAAAAAGACTAAAAATACCAGAATCTAGGTATTATAGATATGATAGTTTTGGAGATAAAGCAATAGCTATAGATACTTTTGATTTAAATATATTTTTAGAAAGTGATCCTAATGATTTTTCTAAACTAGTAAATCTAAGTTTTGTTTGTTATAGTGTTTATATAGATCCTGTATCTGATAAACATTATGGTATACATAGGTTTATAGTAGAAACAGATGATTATATAGAAATAGTTAAGAATTCTTTAAATATTTTAGTTTAATGATAAAAGAAGAAATTAAGAAAAGTCCTGATGTTGAACCAGAAGAATATTATCATTATGGAGGATGGAATGATAAAAATACTTATCCTTTAGACCAAAGTTGTGGATATTTAACCGTTTGTGGGATGATTACTGGTTGTGGGATAGTACAAATGTCTGGAGTAATTAATATACAAAAGAAATATATAGATGAAGCTAAAGAGGTTTTAGAGAAGATTAAAGAAAATTTATTTAAAGATGCTGGAGCTATTATATGTACTTTAGGGCATAATTATAGAAAAAAACATGAACCTATCCTCTTTGAATTAGGATTTGAAACAATAGCAGAATATTCAAACTACCGACATAATGAAGATGGATTAGAAAAACAAAAATTATATATATTAAAACTCTAAAATGGCAGATTTTACAACAGAAAATAGAGGAAATAGAACTTCTTTAAGAGAATTTGAAAAAGATCTCTTAAAAGAGCCTAAATTAAGGTTAAAACCCTTTATGAAAAAGAATATAAAAGATCATTCTTTAAAGGATTTTATATGGAAATTTATAAGAGATTTTAATGAAAGAATTGCTACAGTATATGTAGATTCTGAAGAAGAGCAAACTCCTGAAGGAAAAAGAAGATCAGCAGGAGATATCTTTAGAATATGTAAATACTATTACCCTAATTGTACTTTTGAAGAAGTGTTAATAGAGTTAGATAGTATAGAAGAAGGGGAAAGAATTAAATCTCAAATGTGTAGAGCTATTAATAAGAGAGTATTTAGTTTTGCAGATAATGATGAAATTATGCACATAGATGAAAAAGATGAATTTGGAAGAAAACCTGGACAATATAGAAATAAAGAAATTGTTTAAACTCTTTTTAATGGCTTTTATCCAAACCTGTTTAGTAGCATGTAATATGATATTCCTATTTAATGGAAAACTATCCTTATTACTACTATCAAGTTTTGGAGTAGCTTATACTTGGACTAACAATGTTCAAAAGATTGCTTTTAGTCGTTTTAAAGAGAAAATAGCTTATTGTTTAGGTGCTAGTTTGGGTACTTATACAGGTTATTATTTAGCACAATATTTACAAAAAATTATATGATTTTAAAAATTGGAGACAAAGTAATTGCAAAAAAATCTTGGAATAAATATAATGAATTAGATATTGAAAGAGAATTATGTGGTAGAACATATGTTATTGAAAAAATAGGTTTGGGTTTGGGATTAGTTAAACTAAAGAATTTTATTCCCCTAGTTAGAACAAAAATGATTAAAAAGGTTAAAAATGAATAAATATAAATGCAACAAATGTGGAAGAAAAGTATCTAGTAAATACGATACTTGTTCTAACTGTGAAGATTCAGATATTATTGATGATTTAATAGATATTGGAATAGGATTAGCAGTAGGATCTGCTATAAGTAGTTTATTTGATTCAGATTCTTCTAGCAGTTCTTCCTCAGGTTTCTCAAGTAATAGTGATTTTGATGGATTTGGAGGAGGATCTTTTGGTGGAGGAGGAGCAGGTAGTGATTGGTAAAAATAATATAAAATATGGCAATATACGTTAATTTTGAAATACCCGATAGTCCTAAAGACTTTCTAGAAAGGTTATTCTCTTATTCTGAAACAGGAGATACTGTTTATTCTATAGAAACCTATAAAGATAAAGAATGTACAGAAGAACAATGTCCTAAGAAGAAATATAGAAGTTTTGATGATCTATTAGAACTTATAAATACTTATTATAAAGTAGAAGAGAAAGAGTTAATGCATTTATTATTAGTAATAAATATAGAAGTAGAAGGCTCTCCTAGATTTCCCTGGTTTGTAAATTGTACAGATATTTATAAACCTACTTTAAATTATTATATATCTTTTAATAAAAATGATATTTTTAAGATATTTGAAGAAGATATTGAAAATAAAATGTTTAATTCAGAATATAATTGGTATTCTTTATTTCAGTTATTGGGAATTAATAATCAAAAAGAATTAGAAGAATATGTTAAAGGACATAAAAGTAAGGAATATAATTACCTTAAAGAACAATTAAAATTAGAACTAAAATAAAATGAAAATATTAAATCTGGTTTATCCAGAAAAATCAGATATTAAATATAAAATTTCTAAATTTCCAGATGGTCAAAATCAATTAACAATTTTAGATAAAACTCTTTTAAACGAATATATAGAAATTAAAACAAGAATTAATAATTTTATTGATCTAGAAATATTAATTTGTGCTGTAAAATCACTAAAAGGATTAAATGTTAGGGGAATTAATTTATATTCTCCGTATATATTAGGTTCTAGGAGTGATAGAAAGTTTGAAGAAGGGTCTAATAACTATTTAAAAGATGTTATTTGTCCTATTTTAAATAGTCTTAATTTTTATTCAATAACTTGTTTAGACCCTCATTCAGATGTATTAGAAGCTTGTATTAAATCTAATTTTCTAAGAATATCTAATGAAGAAGTAGTTAAGTTTGCTTTAAGTGAAATTTATGATTATGATTCCAATGAAGGTAATTCTAGAATGGTTTTAATATCTCCTGACGCAGGAGCTTCTAAGAAAATATATAAAGTTGCTGAATCTTTTGAATTTGAAGGAGATATTATTATTTGTTCTAAGGAAAGAGATAAAGATGGCAAATTAACTAAATGTGTAGTTCCTCTAAGCAATTTAGGAAATAAAGATCTTATTATAATAGATGATATTTGTGATGGTGGTGCTACCTTTATTAATATAGCAAAGGAGATAAAAGATCATTATATTGGAAACAGTTGTCCTAAAATCTATCTTATAGTAACTCATGGTATTTTTAGTAAGGGTTATGAAGAATTATCCAAATATTTTGATGGTATTTATTGTACAAATAGTTATAATGATATTCCAAAATATAATGAATATGATGGTATTTCTATAGGATCAAAAATATTAAAACAATTAAACATATTTTAAATGAATAAATATATAGATAGATTATTCCAAGAATGGCAATTACATGGTAAAATTATAGTTGCTGTAGATTTTGATGATACAATTTCTCCGTGGAAATTTAAAAGCAAACAAGATTTAGAAGAATTAGATAGGACTATTAATCTTATTAAAATAGCAAGAGAAACAGGAGCTTATATTGTAATATTTACTGCCTGTAATCAGGAAAGATATCCTGAAATACAAGAATATTGTGAAAAATTAAGACTTCCAATAGATGCTATAAATATTAATCCTATAGATGTTCCTTATGGGAAGAATGGAAAAATTTATGCAAATATCTTCTTAGACGATAGAGGAGGATTAAATGAAGCTTGTACAATACTTGAAACAAGTATGTATAAATATAGAGCTTATTTACAAGAAAATAAAAACTTAGCAGATGTTGCTTAAAATTAAAAAATATTAATATGTTTAAACCAAACACTCTTTTTTATACTGATGGTTACAAAGTGGGCCATAAAAAAATGTTAGCTCCTGGAACTACTAAACTATATGGTAGTTGGATTCCAAGAAGTACTAAATATGCTCCAAAAGGAGTAACTAAAATAGTTTCTTGTGGTCAGCAACTTACTATGATATGGTTAAAGGATGAATTTGAAGAAAATTTCTTTAAATTACCTTTAGAAGAAGCTCAACAATTTGGAAAAGATATGAGTATGTATCTTATGATGGATTATGATGCTAAACACTTTGATACTTTACATTCATTAGGATATTTGCCAATAAGAATTAAGGCTCTTCCTGAAGGTATTGAAACAGATCCTAATATTCCTCATATGACTTTCATTAATACCGTTGATGGATTTGCATGGTTAACTTTATATCTTGAAACAATAATTAGTAGTTTAGCATGGAAACCAAGTACTTCTGCCACTATAGCTTTAAAATATAAAAGAAATGCTATAGAGTGGGTAATGAAAACAGATCCTGCTAATCTTTGGTTAGTTGATTATATGTGCCATGATTTTTCTGCTAGAGGACTATCTCCTTGGGATATGTTATCTAGTGGTTTAGGTCATGCTACAAGCCATAGTGGATCTGATACTTTAATTGTTATTCCAGGAGCAAGATATTTTTATAATGAACCAAAAGATAAAGTTTGTATTTACTCAGTAAATGCTTCTGAACATTCTGTTTCTACAACTAAAATTTTTACAGTTGGAGAAAAGCAAATGATTATTGATTGGTTAATAGAATTTCCAAAAGGAATTCTTTCAATTGTAGCAGATACTTTTGATCTATGGAAATTGCTTACTGAGTATATTGCTGATCCTAAAGTTAAGAAACTTATCTTAGCCAGAGATGGTAAATTGGTAATCAGACCTGATTCTGGAGATCCTGTAGATATTATTTGTGGTACAGATTCTCCACATAATTTAGATAATCCAAGAACCTCTGAAGTTAAAGGAGTAATAGAACTTCTTTGGGATATTTTTGGTGGAACTGTAAATGAGCAAGGATATAAAGTTCTTGATCCACATATTGGAGCTATCTATGGTGATTCTATTACTACAGAAAGACAAGTACAAATCTATGAAAGATTAGCAACTAAAGGTTTTGCTGCTACTAATATTGTATTAGGAGTAGGTTCTTTTACTTATCAATATAATACTAGAGATACTTTTGGTTTTGCGGCTAAAGGGGCTTGGTTTGAAAATAATGGTAAAGGAATTAATATTTATAAAGATCCTATAACAGATGATGGTACTAAGAAATCGTTAAAAGGATTACTAGCGGTTAATATATCTGAAGATAAAAAACAGATCTATGTAAAACAAGAATGTACTCAAGAAGAAGAATCTGGGGGATTGTTACAAACAATCTTTGAAGATGGTAAATTTTATAACCAAACTTCTTTAAGTGAAATTAGAGAAAGATTGAAGAAAATTATTTAGAGATTTATGAAAGGAGAACTAAAAATCCTCCTTTCATAACTTTTTATTTCTTTGGATTAGCGTTGTTCTTCAAGTATATTATCAGAGGTTATTCTAAAAATATCTTGTACTGGTTTTACCAAAGGAACTACACTTCCTAGTTTATGAATAAATTTATGTTTTCCTTTATTACTTCCTGTTTTATAGTATGCTTTTTCTCCTAAAGCTCCAGGCAAATACTTAATAGCTTGTAATAAATCACCTACTGTTTTAGATAAAGGGATAGCATTAGAAGTTATTTTAACTACTTCTCCCGGACTATAAAAGAATTCAATATCTCCACTAACTCTTCCTAGTAATGAGAGTCCTGCTTTAACATAAGGATTTTTAAGTCTTTTCTTTTTCTCATCATCATCCCAACCTTTTATTCCAGCATATAAGAAGAATGTAGCACTCATTAATATAATTTCAGTTAATGTTTTCCTAAGATTATATATTTCTAATTCTGTTAATTTACCTTCAGAAAGTCTTTTTCTAGTATCAGATAAATTAACTATAAGATTTTTCATAGTAACATATCTACCCTCTATTTCTGTACCTAATCTCACGTCAAAATGTTTACTGGAAAACCTTGATTCTAAAGCACTTGGAACCCATTTACGAAATTGTGACACAAGTCTATATAAAGTATATTGTTGTAAAACTGCTGATTCTCGGCTAGAATATCTACCATGAATACTTTGGTTTAACCTCTGAATTTTATCCGCTAACAACTCTATTTCTTTCTGTGATAGATTATCTCCTTCTTTAGTAGTTTCTCCTTTAGGCGTAATATATCCTTCTTTTATTAATACAGCAAGCATAGTTCTTGATTGTAAGAATTTTTCACCACTCTTTTGCATGCTATAAGAATATTCTTTAAATTTCTCAAGAGACATTTTATTTTCTAAAGTTTTTAACTTAACTTTTTCTACTTGGTCAAAATCTTCAAGTTCCATTAAAGGATTAAGTTTTTCTAACCATTTATATAGGGTAGAATCTTTATTAAAATTTTGATTAAAAAATATATTAGTTGCTTGTTGTAATTGTGTTATATTAAAGAATCTTCCTCCTACAGCTTCTATTATATTTGACACATCTCCAAATAACCAGTTGCTTAATGCTGTAATTGGAGAAAATCCAATTCTTAATAAAGAGTTCCATTTTAAGGCAGTATCTGCAATATCTGATGCATTTATATACTTTTCACCTATAGGATTCCCCTCCTCATCATATAAATTTCCAACTTTTATTTTACCTTCCGTAAGCTTCATATTATTTTTGACCTGCATCTCTATAAAGCCTTCAACCATCTTATATATATTACTTTCTTTTCCATTAACTCTTTTACTAGGATCAGCTGATTTAACAAAAGTTCTTTCTACTTGCTTACCATCAGAATTATATTTATATTCTAACTGTTTCTGTAATAATCTTGTTTCAGGAAGTATATTGCTCATATCTTCGTAGTTATTAGCAAAAGCTCCAAACTGTAATAAAGAAGCTCCTAAATCTCTTGATTTTTGATCTGAAGGAATCTTTTTGATATATTGAGTATTTAATATATCAGCCATTAAATTTTCATCTCCCACAAATTGTCCTTCTTTATTAGTTTTAACAGGAATAAGAGATTTAATAACACCAAAAGTAGTCTTTTTCTTTATATTGGGTATAAAGAATCTACCCATTTTTATAGGTAAAGATTTTTCATGTTCTTCTATAGTATCTTGGTAGAATTTATAGAATCTCTTTAATTCAGGAGTTTCTATAATTTTCTTATAATTAGGATTCTCTGTTTCTTTATCTAAAAAAGGTTTAGTTAATACCAAAGTATCTTTATGTTCTTGAATAAATATATCATACATATTCTGTATAGGAATATTATTCTTCTTAGAATACTCATAAAGAAGATCTATCTCTTTTTGTATCTTTTCTGTTAACTTTTTATTTTTAGTAGAAACTCTATTTTGAGCAGCTTTAATAATCTGTCCTATTGTTCTTCCTATATAATTTGCTAAATCAGATAAAGTACCCGTTCCTTTAGTAAAAGTATTTATATCTTTATTCTGATTATCTACCTTTTCTTGAGTAATCTCCTCTTTCTCTGTTTTATATTTATTAATCCTATCTAAGGTAAATTCTTTAATATAAGGATATAATCTCTTTCTTAGTTTAATAACTCTATCTGATAAATCTTCAAAATCAGAAAAAGTATCTGCTACATCTTCAGAATATTCAAGACTCTTACTTGTTAGTTTAAGTTCTCCTTTTTCTACTCTAGTTATATAATCTTCTACTCTATCTAATGTTTCTGCTCCTAGAACTCTAAATTGTTCATGTTCTTGAGATTCTACAGCACTTTCAAATTGGGTTAAAAGATTATCTATTTCTACAGATTTTTGTTCATATTCTATAGATTCTTTATCCAATTTATTTAGATCTTTTTCTAATGCTTTTAACCTCCTAGTAAAGAACACATATTGTTTCTTATAAGGACTAGATTCTCTAGCTTCTCTTAGTTCTTGTAAAGTTCTTTCATTAAACTTAACTTCATAAGCATCTAATAGAAGATCTGGAATATGAATATTAATATCTGTTCCTTCTTCATGTGGTTCTATAGAGGTAACTTCTCCATATTTTTCAGCATTATATTTATTATTAACTTCTTCTGAAAGTTTTTGAGCAACAGATTTAGTAGCCTCTAATGTTTTTATATTTTCCCCAATAGGTATAGTAATTTTATCTTCTTCAACTTTATACGAAGTAGCATTTTTAACTATAGATTTCTTAATATCTTCGTCAATATTCTTTTTATACTTTACTCTACATTTACTTTTATCTGCCATATTAACAAGGTTCTGTTACATCAGGTAGATTATCTACATCTGATTGTGTTATATCATTATTATTTTCTTCAAATCTTTCTTTAAACAGTTCTTCACTAGAAATATCAATTCCTTCTACATTTCTAAATTTCCATCCTTTAGGAGCAAGAACCAAAGTCTTTATTCCTAATTTTATACCTGCTTTAGCTCCAGCTTCATCAAATCCTGTTTGTCCTCCTGTTCTTATAGATTCTATTTTATTCTTTAAATTAGAAGACTCTAATACCTCTTTTAATAAATCATAAGTAAATTTGTCAACTTCTTCTTGAGTATATTTACCTTTCATAGTATATATACCATTTCCTGCAATATTTAAAGACTTAGCATTTACAGAATTTAAAGATTCAACAATTTTACCTACTCTTTCTTGAGTTATTTCCAAACTACTAGCGTCTATAGGAATATATTTTTTATCTTGTCCTTTTACAGAAGACTTTGTTAATTTTTCTCCAGCACTGTTAAAATCTACTGCCAATGCAATAGTAGCATCTGCTGAAGCATTTTTTATAGTTCTTTCTCTATATCCTGAAGACTGTTCTTCTTCAAATAATATTTTATTAGTTATAGGGAGTTTAATTTCATCTACCTTACTCTTACCTTCAGTTTTACCAAAAGTCCTCTCATAAGTATTCAAATTATTCTCTAAACTCTGATAATAAGGGCTTAATCCTCTATAACCAAAAGGAAAAGTCTTAGTATAAGTAGAACTATAACCTATGGTATTTTCTCCTTCTTCATTCAAAGATTGATCTAATTTATAATATTCTTTACCATATTTAATATATTCAGGAAACTGTAAAGCTTTACTATCTTTTACTTGTTTTAACACCTTTCCTAAATATTCTTTTTCAGAATCCTTTATTTCAGTAAAAACTAATTTATCTTCTTTAATAATATTAGTTACTGTTTTAGGATTTATATATATTAATTTATCAGAATTAGGTTTATATCTATTAAAAATCTCCCTAAACTCTTTAGCTAAAGGTTTTATATCTTCTCCTAATACTTTCTTATAATCAGGTTTCTCTTTAGCCAATTCTTGAGTAAGACTTTCTAATCCTCCAGATAATTCTTTAAACATAAAAGGGGCTAGAAACTTAACAAAACTACCAGACCTAAAACTCATATTATCAGTAACCATAAGATAGTTAAACATATCTACAGCAAAATCATGAGTTTCTGGAACTAAATATAATTGTTTAAAACCATCTATAATATCATTAACTAAAGTCTTAGAAGGTTTAGCCCAAGTTCTAGTAGTAACTATATCTCTTTTCTTTTTATTATCTTTATTTTCAACTAATATTCCTTCAGGAGTCTTACTAAACTTAAACTCATAATTAAGATGTCTAATAGCAGCATTTGTTCTAATAGATTCATTATTAGAACCTTTAAGTTCTGAAAGTCTTCTAGCCAATGTTTGTTTAGTAGAATCTAACTCAGGAAAAACTAAAGAATCATTTAAACTAGCTAGTTTTCTAGTAAATCTAGCTTTCATATTTTCGTTAGTATCTTTACTATCTATAATCTCTTTAATTTTATTTCTATAAGCTCTAGTAGATAAGAATCCTAAGAAGTCTCTTTCTATTGATTTCTTTACTTCTGATTTAAGAATAGAACCTGGTTTAAGGTTTGTAAGTAATTTATTAAATTCTTCTTTAAAACCCTTAGATTGAGATATAAATAAATTAGGAGCTTCTTCTAATACTTTCTTAATAATTTTCATATTAGTTAAAGTATGTTTATCTCCTTTTATAATATCTACCATATCTATAGGAGATTTATTCTCAAATTTAGTAGGATAACCTATTAATTCAGATAATCCTAATTCTCCTATAGCTTCACTAAAACCATTTTCTAATTCATTGAAGCTAGAAGGCAGACCTTTATTAGATTTTAATAAAAAGTTAACATTAGATAAAGTATCTGCTTGATCTTCAATCTTTAACCAAGCATAAAATAGTTGAGCATTTAATAGATCTGATTCTTCTTTAGATAGATTTCCTTTAATAAGTTCTTCTATTTGGTTAGCATTAAAAGTAACATCTTTAAATTCTGCTTCTATTTCTTCTTCCGTAAGTTCTTTACCTAAATATTTAGAATATAAACTATTTTTAATTTGCCAAGATTTCTCACTAGCCTCAAAAGCTGTTTTAACTCCAAAAGTAGCAGTTTCTTTCTTTTTAGAATACTCTTGTATAATAGGAGCATTTAATATTAAAGTAGAATTTCTTTTACTTAATCCTTGCATTAATAGCATAGAATAAGTATTTAAAAGGTTTAACTTTAAATTCATTCTACCTGCTATAGGATCTTTAGCATTATCAGTCATTGTATTTAATAGACTTCCTAATAAACCTACTATTCTCTCTCCTGCTGTATTTAGGTTTCTAAACTTTTGAGTAGTATATACTGTATCATCTTTACTAGTTATTGTTAGTTTATAAGCATCAGTATTTAATCTTGCTTTAGCTTTAGATAATAAAGTAAATAATTGTAAAGAATTAGCAACAGGCCCAATTCCTTTCTTTCCAGCAGCATTTTTTAAGAAAGCTATAAACTTACCAACTAAGTCTGAAGTACTCCTATATTTAACATTTAAGCCCTCCTGAATAGGTTTAATACCATCTATAAAGTCTGCTTCTTCTGAAAAAGGATCAGTACTTGTTTTTTCATGTGCTATCTCTTTCTGAATATGAGAATTAGTTAATAATCCTAATCTTGCTTCAAGTATCTCATTATCAATAACTAACTTATTTAATTCCCCTTTTTTAGGATTATCTATATATTTTTGATAGTCTTTATGATTTAAAGGATAACCAAAGTATTCCATAGTTTGTAAAACTATTTTATCTTTAATATCCTCTAATTCTTTAGTATATAGTTCTAAAGCCTCATTATAACTTTCATTAGATTCAAAATCTAGTTTTTCTAACTCAGATCTATCTTCTAACTTCATTACTTTATATCTAGAATCATTCTCTAATAATTCACTAAATACTGCTTTAAACTCTTTATCTGTTAATAGATATTCTTTAAACCCTTCAAACCTATCTATAGAATTAGTTTCTGAACCATGTTTAATAGGTTTAGTCTTTTCTGTAGATTTGTTATTTTCATATTGTAGATAATAACTAGGAGTTTGAATATATAAACTATCAATATCAAAATCTGCTCCTGAGAGATGTACAATCTTATCTGGGAATAATCCAGTACCTTCCATATAATTAGGAAGAATATCTACTACTCTAAGAGCTATCATAGAGTGTTTATCGTCAGTAGGAATCCTAACACCCAACATAAATGCTAATTCTTTAGGAATAGTATCTCCTATCTTTAATCCTGCTTTAGTTAATACTCTTTCTGAAAGAATACATTCAGAATATATTTCCCCTGTTTCAGGATCTTTAACATTATATTTTAATTCAGAAGATTCATAATCTTTATATTTTTCTGGATTTTTAGAGATAGTGTTAGATAATACAACTTTACCAGAATCATCTCTAACTATTTTAACTCCTTTAGAGGAAACCAAAGATACCTTAGTACCATTAACTTTCTGTGATAATACTCCTTTACTAAAATGTGCAAGAACTATTGCTTCTGCTTTATCAATTAAAGGAAGCATATTCCAGTTAAATTTAGTAATTCCTATATCGTTTGTACTAAATAATTCCATTAAGAAATCATCACTTCCAGATTCATTAATAGTTCTTTCTACTTTTTTATCTAATTTGCTTTTTCCAAAAATTTCTTTACCATTAGAATCTTTTTCTATAATATAAGTTAAAGCTGTTTTAAAAGCATTACCTCTAGACCTACTCATAAGATTCCTATAAATCTCTCTAAGTTTTCCTACAGTTATAGTTTCTCCTTTAAAACTAACTTCTGTATTATCATCTTGCTCTGTATCAATTAACTGCATTAACTGAGTAGAATCTGTAATAACACTTTTACCAGTAGGAGTTTCCATTTGTTCTCTTTTATAAACATTAGGAACTTCCATCATAGATTTAGAAAGATCAAATCCTTCTTGTTCACTATCTATTGGAGTTAGGGTAGCTCCTTTAGAAGCAGATTCTGTAACTACTTGGTCTATACCATGTAAATCCATCTGTTGAGCCAGATTATGCCAATATTCTTTCCCTGGTAATGGATTATAGAGGGTAACAATCTCTTTAATAAGTTCTTTACTTTGTTTAGAGCCATTAGTATCTCTTAAATCAAATAATTGATCTGTTAATTTAATAAATTTAGGAACATCTTGGTCTTTTACATAAGATATAAATCCTCTAAGCAAATGAGTTTCAGATGTTTTAATATAAATATCTCTACCAAAGGTTACAGTCTTATCTGGATTAGAAGAAGAATTAGTTAATTCTAAATATCTTTGATCTTTCTTATTTATATTCCAATTTCTAACTACTTTGCCGTTTTTATCTAGTTTAGTAAATTGTAGAATATCTTTATAGATTGCTCTATGTCTATCAGATAGTTTACCCAATCTTGTTAAACTAAAGATCTTATGATAGATACTACTATAAGATTGAGCATCATTAGTTGTAATCTTAGATACTTGATCTTTAGTATATTCCTTACCATTACTTCCTATATATTTATCTTCTCTAACTTCTACTATATCTATTAAAGAACTATCTTCTGGTGTAGTAACCACATAAACATCAATATCTTTAATAAAGGAAATACTGTGATTACCAGAACCATAGTTAATACCAGAACCCATAGCTCCTTTATGTCTCTTAGTAATATCTACTTTATCTTTTCTAGTTTTACCATAATCTCCATCCATTAGTTGATTAAGATTACTAGACATTATATAATCATTTAAAAATACCTCTGCTAAAGCCTCATCATGGTTTTTATAAGGAGTAACTAATTTAGAAGGTAATAACTTATTATATTTAATATTATTATTCTCATCAATTTCTATAAGATCATTCTCTTCAAGTTTCTTTTTAAAATCAGATATACTATCATTAAGATAATTCTCAATAGCTTTCTTAACAAGTTCTTCTCTATCTTTTATATTTTCCTCATTTTTAGCACTTTCTATAAGAGTTTCATAAACATCTTTTCCAAGATATTGCTCTAAGTAGTTAAATTCTGTAAAGCTAAAAGCTCTACCTATAGAACTGTCATTAAATCCTTTAATATTTCCTGGAATAAAAGAACCTGTTTTATTAGTTTCTTTCCATTCTCTTGATATTCTTTCATATTCTGGTTTAAACAAACTATCAAATACTTGTTCTATTGCTGATTGATTAGCTTTACCATTTTTACTTAATTCTTGTACAGGCATTTTAGCTACATAAGCAGTATTAGAAGCCTCATTCTGTCTAAACACATAGTAAGTAGAAGGATGAGTTTCTCCCTTAAGTTGCTTCTGTTCAGCAAAATAAGCAAGAACATTTAATAAATATTCTCTTTCTGTAAAATCTCCAAATACCTTACCTTCTTTAGATTCTGAAGTACCATCTTTAGAAGTATCTCTTAGACCATCTGTAATATTAATTTTAAGAGTGTTTAAGAACTTATCATACTTTGTTAGTAGTAAGTTATGCTTAATGAAATTATCATCCTTTAGAGAGCTTCTATAAGCTTCATTATTTATTCTAGTTATTTCTTCTAGAACATAACTTCCGTGAATAATATCCCAAACAGTTTCTCCATCTGCATTTTTGAAAGAAGAGTTTCCTATAGTTTCATCAAATACTGCATTATTTTCTGCTAGATCTGACAATCTTCCTAAGATACCTTCATCAGAATACCAATCTATCTCTTTGTCTATTAGGTTTTTAATAACTCCAAAAACTTCATTAGGATTAATTGGAACAACTTCTATAAAAGAATCCATAAAAGTCTTTTGTTTTTCTGTTAATATATTTTCATTTTCTATAATTTTGTATAGAGAATATCTAATATATCCAGAACTTAAATCAATTCCTAATTGTTTAAATAAAGATTGTATTTTTTTAGTATTTTCTTTAATACTTTCTTCTGATTTAAAAGTATCTTCTGATCTAAATAATTGAGATATTTCAGAAGTAGTATCTTTTAAAAATTCCTTTTTATCTTTTACTTTTTCAAATTCTTCCGACCAACTAGAAATTTGTATTTTCTTAGGATCATTAGTATTGGCATTATATACTTTTGTTTCAAAACCATCTAAAAATCCATCTTTTCCAAATATAGGTTCTAATTCACTAAATAATTGGTTAGCTTTATATTTCTTAAAAGATACTATTAACATCCTTACTAAATTGTGATTTTTAGTAGGTTCTGTTAATTTACCAACTTCATCAATAGTCATTCCTGTATCTTGAAGTAATAATTGTAATACTCCATTAATATTATCATTATCTTCTGATAAAGCAATCATTCTTGGAAGAATATCAGATTCTTCTAATCCTGCTAAACCTCTAGTTAATCCATTATAAGCAAACTTAGAATCTATAGCAAAATCTTCTAAAGATCCTGTAATTTCATCAAGTTTTTTATAGGTACTAAATTCCATCCAATCTCTTACTATTACAGATAAAGATTCTTCACCTCCTATAGTCCAAGAATCACAAATCATTAATTGTGTTCCCTGATCATCATGGTTAGCATCCATTTCTTCAGTAGGTTTAATAGAATTAATCTTTTTAAAGATTTGTTCTTTAAGGATTTCTACACCTTCTGTAATAGCCCAAAATTCATCATCTCTCTTTTCTTCCAAAAGAGTTTTTTGAACTTCTGGTAAACTTTCTAAATAATTATCTGTTTCTTCTGAAAACATTCTCTGAATCCTACTATCAATCAATTCTAATAAAACTTCAGGCATAGGTCTTCCCTTATTTTCCTTTATCTCACTAGCTCTCTTTAGTTTAGCAGCAAATGTATTTATAATCTCTGTACTTCTAGTACTAGGTAGAAATCTTCTGGTATTAAATTCTTTTCCAGTAATAGGATCTATTTCTGTTTTAGGACTAGCAGGTAAAGCTTTATATACAGGTTTGTTAATAGAAGTAAATTTATTTTCTTGTTGAATACTAGATTTAAATACTCCTCTATCTATATTATCAAATAAGGATTCTAAAGATTCATCAATGTTAAACAACCACTTAAAGAAATCTTGTATTTTCTTAAAGAATGATTTAAATATAGAATTAGTAGAAGTTCCTTTATTAACTTTCCAATCTGCAAATTTATCTGCTAAATATTCCTCATAAACCAAATCTTCTAATTGTTGATTATTAAGAGAAGGATGTCTTTCTTTAATATCATTAATTTTAGTGTTTAATTCTGCTTTAGAAAGATTCATTTCTTTCTTGGCTAGTTTAGTATATAAAGATATCTGATCCTCTGTTAGAAGGCTTCTAAAGATAGCATGGAATCCTTCATGGTATCCTGTTCCTTTACCTGCATTTTGATTTAGATAAATTATATTATCTTTAAAAGCTCCCCAAGTAGTTCCTAACTTATTAAGTCTTAGTTTAATATTACTAATATCATCTATCTTAATAAAGTCTGGTAAATTATCTTTTAACCAAGAAATTTCTTCTTGAGATAAAACTTCTTCAGTTTTAGTTCCTATTTTCTCAGCAGCTTCTTCAAAGTCCTGAAAACCAATATCTTTCTTTAACTTATTTAATTCTTTAGTTAGTTTAGCTTTTTCAACTCCTTTAGCAGTTTTTCTTTTTTCTTCTAATTCTTTTATTCTACTTTCTATAGGTTGTTCTTTTACTTCCTTAGAAACTAAGGTTTTAACTTTAGGTTCTTCTTTAGGAACTTCAGATTCTTGTTTAAACTCTTGATCAAATAGAACTTTAAGATTTCTATTTTTAACCAATTCTGGAGTTAAGAAAGTTGTAAAATTCTCTCCTATCTTATTCTTTGGAATAGTAGTAGCATCTTTAGCTAAATAAACTTTGAAAGAATCTGTAGTTAAAGTAACATTTTTTAGTTTCTTATTAAGATCTCTTAATAGATTATCAAAAGTATAATCCTCTTTATTTATATTATCTACATATATTGGTTTATCTGCTTTTACTAGGTTCTCACCTACTTTAATTTCAGTAACTAATCTTATACTTCCATCAGGAGAAACCTCTAAACTAAATAAAGTTCCAGGTTGTCCTTTTAAACCAATATAATATTTAGATTTTATAGAACTATTAAATTCAGAAGCAAGTTCCTTTCTTTTACTTTCATTAGGTTCTTTTTTAAGTTGTAAGGCTTTATTCTGAAATTCTTTAAATAAAGGTTCTATCTCTTTAATTGCTTTTAATTTAGTAGGATAAACAGCAACAAATCTATTTCCAGTTTCTTCTGGTATAACTAATATATATCTTCCTAAACTAGAACCATCTTTATTTTTTGGAATATTTTTTACAGTTTCTAAAAAATCTTTAGGCTTAAAAGCAGAACCTACAATAGCTTTTTCTCCTTCAGTATCTATAATATACTCCCCTTTCATAGGATAAGTAATATCTTTTACTAAAGTACCTTCTATATTTTCTTCAGTTAAATAATCAAACTCTCCTTTACTTAAAGTAAAAGAAACTCCCATCTTTTGTAAATCTTCTTGAGAATATTCTTTTTCTGGAGTTAAAGAATCATATAACTTCTTTATTTGTTCATCTTTTATTTTATCAGGACTTTGTATATTTCCTAATTTAAGCTCTATTCCTTCAGGAGTTTTAAGATTAACTAATACAATATTTATAGTTTTATCATATCTTGATTTAACCTTTTTTAACTTTATATATTTGTTAAAGTCTTCTCCTTTTTTAATCATAGGAAGAAGTACATCTAGAATCTCTTTTTCAGTAGATAATCCCTTTTCTATTCTTATTTCATTACTATTACTTATAGTAGGAAAAATACCTTTAGTTTCTTCAGGAATAGATTTTTTAATAGTTTTTAATAAATCATCTAAACTCTGTGTTACTTCTACTGGTTTAGCTCTTTCTTCTACTAATCTTTTTTCTATTTCTTCTTTATTATTCTGATAAAATTCTATTGCTTCTGGAGATTTGTCTATATTTCCATTAATAATATCATAAACAAAATTATCTATATTAAGTTCTGGTTTTTCAGTAATTACTGTATTAGAAGAAACTGGTTTAGGTTTTTCTACCTTTCCCTTTTTTGTATCTATAGGTGGTTTTTCTTCTGGATTATTTACTGCTTTATTAACTTTTTTTTTAACTTCATTATCTACTATATCATTGGCTTTTTGTACATGATCTTTAGATAGTTCCTTATATTCTTTAACAAACTGTAATTCCCTTTCTTCTAGTTTATCTATATCATCTAACTTCTCTAATATAGTATCTTTATCCATAGGATTTAGAACTCCTGATTTATCTAAAGCTTTTACATATTTCTTCTTTTCATTAGTATTTAAAGTACTATAGTTAGAAGCTAAAATAGGATCTTGTTCTACAAAACCTAAACTAGGATGATAGCCAGATAATACTTGATTAACCTCCTGGCCTAACTTATTTTTTCTTTGTCTAGAATTATCTATTGTTAGAGAAGCATAAGCTAATCTTTCTTTATTTCCTTCTGAAGCATCTGGAAATCTCTCATCTATAATACTATAAGCTCTTTGTACATCTTTAACCTTATTAATCTTATCTTCAATAAATTGAGTTATAGATTGTTTATTTTTAGTAAACTCATTATAGTCTATAGTAGTTCCAAAGTTTGATTTAAACTCTTCTTCAGACATTCCTTTATATTCTTCTAATTGTTTTATAAGATCATCAGTTTTACCATAAGAAATCTTAGTAAAAGCATAATTTATAAAATCATCATTTTTAGCATTTTCATAACTAAAAGTATCATTATTATCTAGAGATTCTTTCTGTTCTTTTACTAGATTACCATGTCTCATAGCCTTATCTATAAGATCTGTGTATATCTTTTTAGTAGGTAGATTGTTTAACGAATTAGCTGCTGCTTGGTAGTTATTAGGATCTACATAAGCTTTAGTACCTTCAGTTATTAAAGTAGTAGCATTACCCATTAATCCACCAGATAAAGCTCCTATAATTCCTTGATCCCATCCTTCTTTAGTTCCATAAGCCTGATATACTCCTTCTCCAAAAGAATCTATAAAATCTGCTGCTTCTGGATTATAATATTTCTTCTTATAGTAATCATTAGTACCTTTAGTAATACCATATTGAGATTGCTCTTGAAAGAATCCTTCAGAAATAATTGGTTCTATAAATTTTCTAGTACCATAAGATTTATCTACTATTCCTTTAATAGCCTCATATTTACCATCTTTTTTTACTAATCCTTCTCCTAGTTCCTTAAGGTTTAGCTTATCTGTTAACTTATTACCAAATACTGATTTACCAAAAGTAATCCAGTTGTCTAACATAATTATAGGCATATTCAAAGCAAAAGAAGTATTTCCTACTTCATCTGCTAAATCTTGAACATGTTTAGATTCTTCTTCTGTTAATTCTCTAGTGCCTTTAGTAATTTCATTAGTCATATTTCTAATGAATTCATCTTTATCTCCTCTAGCATTAGCCCCAGATTCTGCCATAGCTCCTAATCCTGCTATAATTCCATTCTGAGCACCATCTTTAATCTTATTAGTAGTATTTACTCCTTCAATATATTTAAGTTTATCAGAAGCATTTTCTATATTGTGTAGTTTATCTATAAACTCTCCTGCTTTTCCTACAGCAGACATTTTAGCCAATCCTTGAAAGACTTTACTATATACTCCTCCTCCTGCAATAGCTCCTAAAGAATATCCTACTCCATCAAGAACATCTCTCCATAGAGTATTTCCATAAAGTAGTTTCTCAAAACCATGTGCTTCCTTCTCTTGATTACTAGAATAGAAAGGAACTTGTTCTTTAATTTGCTTATCTACTTCCTCTAAAGTTCTAGTAAAAGGATTATCATAGTATGAACTTAGTTGACCATCTTTAATAGCATTAAAAGTACCTATAAAGGGATTTAATATTCCTTCTGCTCCAGAGGTAATAGTTCTTCCTGCAAGATTTGCTAAACCATTTCCTGCTTTATCCCAAGTAGATTGTTTATTTGCTCTAATCTCCTCAAGATTCTTAACATTTTCAGGAGTAACATTAGTATCATATTGTGAGTTACTTACTCCATATTGTCCTAATTGAATATCTGTAGATTCTCCTTTATCAGGACTTTCTCTAAGTATCTTGGTAAAGGATAAATTAGATTCTATTGGTTTTTTCTCACCAATTATAATATCTTTTAAATTTATAGGCATTATTCTGCTTGATGTGGTTTTAAAATTCCTACTTCTGTTCCAAGATAACCAGACTCTTTTAAAGCCTCATTTTCTTCTTTTCTAATTTCTTCTAAAGTAGTAGGTTCTAATTCTATAGGATTTCCATTATTATCTAATCTTAATTTTACATATTGCCATTTAGTAGTACCATCTTTTTGAATAGTTGGGTTTACTAATATCTTAATATCTGGATGATCTTCATAAGGTGTAACTACTTGTTTAGAAAGAGTTTTTCTAGCATCATTAATTACTTGAGAAGCAGTAAATATTTTCTTCATTTCATTATCTGGAGAAATCATAACCCTTCTTGAGTTACCATCAGAATCTTTGACTTCTAAATAATAAGAACCTGCGCTAGGCCCGGCTTGAGTATATCCTGATATACCTTTTTCAAGAGCTTTATCAAAATCTTTTTCTTCTATTCCTAGTTTATCTAAAACAGTAGATAATTGACCATCTAAGGTTTTTTCTTTTCCATCATATAAATAGAAGTTTCTTTGTGTTTTATTTCTAGCAATAGCATCTCCTTTACCTAAAGCAAATTGATTACTTACTGATTTTAAAGGAATAGATTCTTGTGCTAAGGATGTTTGTGCTTTTCTATAAGCCTCTACAGTTTTCTTAGGCGTTAATCCTTGTAATTCTGGATGATTATCTTGTATAGATTTAACTATTTTAACATGTTCTGCTAGTTTATTAAGATCCATCTCTCCAGTATCTTTATAATCTATTCTATTAGGATCATAAACTCCAAATTCATCATAACCACCTCTTTTAACAGTAGTTTTCTTAGTATCTGCTTTTAAATTACCTTTAGAATCAAATTCTAAATCTTTTGTAATATCTGCTAATCCAGTATTTGCTAAAGATTCTGATTGACTAGAAGTAGTTTTACTAGCCAATTCTTCTTGATGTTTAGCATTAGCTAAAGGATCTTGTATTATATTTCTATCAATATCCTTTTTAGTATATACAGCAGCATCTAAAGCAGATTGTAATTCTTTACCTGAAAAAGTACTAGTATTAAATCCTATAAAATTACCGTTTTTATCTACTACTTTATTATGTTGTAATTCTAAAGAAGATAAAGCATCTAACTCTTTTGGAGATATATCTGGATTCTTTTGTATTAATAAAGATTTAATCATATCCTCATCTCCAGATTTTGCTAATAAACTTTGAATTCCTTTGCTTCTACTAATAAATTCAGTAGAGCCTTTAGCTAAAGAAGTATGAAATTGATCTATAGTCTGCCCTGTATTACTTAACCAAGACTTTTTATCTTCATTAATACTCTTGGTAATATCTATTAAATCTTTATCTATCTCTGGTCTTTTTCTATAATCAAAATGAGATAATTGGTTAGCAGGATTATAAGTACCTGTTTGTTCATTATAGTTAGCAGCAAGATTAGGATCTCCATTAGGATTATAGTATTCTTTTAACTGAGTAGCAAGATGTTGTTTATAGTTAGGATCAGTTGTTTTAGATATTTGTTCTTTTAATCCTTCAACATCTTTCAGTCTTTGAGAATAAGCTTTAGCAGATTCTCTTTGAATAGTAGATAACTCTTGTTGTGTTTGTAATAATTTTCTTTGAAAACCAGGTTCAGTATAATCTTGATTAGGAATAGAACCTATAAAATCATTAATTTTACTATCTATAAGTTTCTGTTTTTCAGCAATTTCTCTTTGATCAATAGGAAGTCCTATAATTTCTTTTTTAAGTCCTTGAACTTTTGCTAAATTCTCATCATATTTATTTTGTTTCTGTTGTCCAGCTTTTAATAAATAATCATAAGGTAACTTCTGATCTATATAAGTAGACTCATATTGTCTAGGAGTAGGATTATAAAATCTCATATTAACATTTTTTCATTTTACCACCATATTTAGAAACTTTCTTAACCTTAATAGTTCCATCAGGATTAAGTTCTAGGTTACTAAATACATTACCAAAATTCTTAGTAAATATATCATTATTTACCTTATCTTGTTTAGGTTGATTAATATCTCTATAAATACCTCCGCTAGTAGCACCAGCATTATATAAAGCATTTGTAAATTCTTCTCTAGAATTATCTAAAAGTTTTTCTCTTTCATCTATATTCTGATTTTTAATTCCTGCTACTTGCATAGAATTAGTATTTCTTCCTGCTACATTTGTTTTCATAGCATCATAAGCTAGATTAGAAGGTTGATTTGGACTTCCTAACATTGCTGAATTAGAAGCTAATAAAGCAGCTAAATAAGTTCCTTGATCATTTGCTGTTCCTCTAATAGCATTAGCTGTAGTAGCTGCTATTCTGTCTTGTCCTTGTTGTGCTAAATTAGCAGCATAAGTTTCATCTATAGGAGTAAATTCTGGAGTTCTATAGTTTAACCTAGATAAATCATTATTTCTTTGGGTTAAAGAAGTTAACATTTGAGAAGCTGGGCCTAATAATTGAGCAAAAGGAATAGCTTTAGAACCTTTAAAAGATTTAGAACTAGTAGGATTAGTTAATCCTGATTCTTCTATTTTCTGTAAAGGTTTAGTATCTGTTCTTAATTTAGTATTAGCACTAGTTCCTGCCATAGAAATAGGTTTCATTAATTCCATAGGCTCTCTTCTTTGAATTTCAGATCCTTTAGGAAGAGGTTCATTAAAATTTCCAGCAGGATTAGTACCTCTATTTAAAGTTTGATCTTCAGCTATTTTAGTAGTACCATCTGGATTAAATTCCCAGGGATGTTTTTGTCTATAAGCATCTAATTCTTCTTGATAAGGATCTTTTTTCTTACTACCTAGTTTACCTCCATCAGGATATAAAGAACCTCCTAAGTCTTTAAAATGAGCCTTTGCTCTCATAGCAAAAGCCTTTCTATGAGGAGTACATGTTTCTTTAGTCATAGGAGTACAATATCCTTTATGTTCGGGATTAATAGCTCCTTTAATCCAACCTCCATCTTTCATTTCTCCTCCCATAGACATTATCCCTCCATATAACTTATGAGCTTGATCCATAATATCCATAAGATGCTTTTGAGCCTCTTGATCTTCTGCTAGTTTATCCATTTCTATTTGTACATATTCTTGGGTTAATTTATCTCCTTTTCTAAAATCTAATTTCTTATTTAAAGGTTTAGTTAAACTTGCATAAGTTCTTTTACTTCCGTTAGGAGATAATCTATCTGAAAATACAAATTTATTTTTATTATCTATTGTTTCATTTCCCTCTACAGAACTATCATAGTTTGAAATATTAACTCCATTATTAGGATTAGATTCATGAGTTCCAGCAGTCTTAGGGATTTCTGTAATTAAGTTATTACTACCATCATGTTGTCTCTTATAATCTATATCTATATAAGGATTTCTTTCAGTAGTCATTCCTCCTCCTCTATTAAAGAAACTTCCTATTCCTGTGCCTAAGGTTGAACCTATTGCTCCTCCTACTGGGCCTCCAAAGATAGATCCTACTGCTCCTAAACCTGTAGATAATAATCCTTTAGCCAGGTTTTCATCTTTGGTTAATTGAGTATTATAGTAGTCTTTAAGGTCTCCTCCTTGATCATAATATCCTTGAATACCAGAACTTCCTACTCCTTTTAAGTATTCATAATCCTTTTGATCAGGAGAATAATATTTTTTACTTTTAGAATAACCACTCATAAAACCTCCATTCTTTCTAATAAAACCCATTTTAGAGGCTTCATCTTTAGTTACATTAACTCTTTTTCCTTCATCCATATATTCTCCATAAGGAGCATTAGGAGTATTATACTGTCCTGTAGTAAACTTTGTAAAAGGAATACTATCTGGTTTATTTTCAATAGGGTTTAAGTTACTTGGAGTTCTTAATCCTCTTTCCTGGTTATTAATACTAGGAATAATAGGATTTAAAGTATCTGCTTCTAGTTTAGGTCTTGAAACAGGATTAATATTAAATTGTTTAACCTGAGTAGGTATTCCTCCTTGATTAATATATAATCCTCTATTTATTAAACCCGAAGATAAAGGAATATCTTTCTGTCCTACAAAAGAACTATCTGGATTTTCTTTTAAGAAATTTGTTTTCCAATCTTCTATAGGAGCAAGATCTTTATTATAATGAGATTCCCACTTCTTTTTATCTAGTAAGTATTGTTTAAATTTATCTTCAGGCATACACTACAAAGGTATTAATATTTATTATTATATACAAAATAAAACTATAATATTCTACGTTATACTTTCTCTAAAGTCTGTGTGAACATCATGTAAAACTAATCTTCTATCATTAAGATTATTATAGATTAATTTAGATAAAAGGTAAGTATCTGATAATCTGGATTTTAATATAGTATAAGCAGAAGGATTAATATCTCTGGGTATTTGTAAATGCCATTTTCTATCTTTCCTTCTTATAGTATTGTTATTCAATAGATTAACTACTCCTGAAGTTTGATAATCATTAGAGCATTCTATTTGATCTATTGTTTCATTAACTAAATTATTTCCTAAATTATCTGTTACTTCTGTGAAAATTAAATGATTATCAAAAGTTTTAATAGAACTTGGATTTTCATTAATTAATATGGATATAGTACTAGGATATAATACTCCGTAAAAAGAATTATAATTTCCAATATTATGTTGGTAACAAATATCTTTATTTAAAGGGTCTATTGATAATAATCTATTAGAAGTTTTTATATATAATCCTGGAGTAAAACTATGGAAACTTTCAAAACATTTACTAAGGAGATTATAATTTAAAGTATAATTTCCATTATTATTTAAAAAAGTGTAATATATTCTATTATTTGTACTATCATAAACTCCATGTATTCCTATAGGTAAAGTATCTAAAGTAGTATCTAATAGATTAATATCACCATTTAAAAGGGTAGTTTTAAAGTATCCAGATAGTCCTTCTAAATCAGATATTGGATTTAGTCCATTTGAAAACTGAAATAACTTCTTTTTATTAATATCAAAGTGGAATAATCCTGCTTGAGTATTAACTACTCCAAAAGTATGAAAACATCCTGTTTCTACAGATATATAATCATATCTAGAAAGAGGTTTAGAATTTGCTATAGCCATTACTCCAGAACCTGTTTGTACAGACTCTCTCTCATTAGTGGTTGCTATACCAAAAGCATTGTTCTGATAGAAATATAACCTATCAGAATTAACATGAATACTTGTTATAGGCCCATATATTCCTTCTACATCTATGTGGGAAGTAGGTTTAAACTGTTTCCAAGAATCTATTAATTCTCCATCTATCTTAGGTTCAGATTTATAGATCCTATTAGTATTAGTATCTGTAAATAGATTTATTAAAGGAGTAGGAAAAGATAATTGAACATTATTATTCTGATGATATATCTCCTCATACTCATGTTCATCATATAAGAATCTTTTAGGTATAATTATATCTGCTACTTGTTGAAAATCAAGTCCTTGTCTTTTAGCTCTTCTTTTAGCTCTTCTTAAAGCTCTTTTAATTCTTCTTTCTGTATGATCTAAATCATCTGTAGAAGCAGATACATTAAAATGTTGTCCTTCTCTTACATTAAAATTAAAAGGAGCTTCTGCTGGAAATAATTCTCCAGAGGCTTTCTTAGTCTGTCCTGCTTTATCATAACCAGGTACAGGTTCCATATAATATGAATAGTTTACACTATCATATAGTCCTACATAAGTATCTCCACCATAGCATCTTATATTTTCTACACTCCCACTACCATCAATTATACTAACACCTATAGCACTCTTTGGTATAAAAGTTACAGGTATATATTTGTTTAAAGATCTTGCAGTATATGTAGCACCTCCATATTGTTCAGATAAATATCTTTCATAGGATACTAAGAAATTACCAGAGGAATCTACTACATTAGGTCTTGTCAAAGTTACAGGCTTTATTAATCCTGGTTCTGAAGGAAAATCTATTCCTCCTACCCATTTATTACCTGTTATAGTAACTAACCCATACCATATATTATTAGCATCTTTATTAGTAACTCCTGATAAACTCTGTTGATCATAGTTTTTATATATTCCATTAGTGGAATCTATTAAATTAGGAAAACTAACAGAAGTTTTTATAAAATGTTTTTTATCTCCTATTCCTTGTACTAGGGTTCTTACAGATAGTTTTTCTAAACCTCCTATAAAAGTTCCAGCATCATTAAGTCTTTCTATTCTTCCAAAATAAGCATTAACAAAAGTACCCTCAGGTAATCCTAAAAGTTGTTGTGGAACTAATATTTCTCCTATATCTAGTGTATTTTCCAAATCTATTGGTAACCTATGTATAGAAGAAAGGTATAATCCTTTATACCATTTCTTATATTTAGCTGTAGAATGTGTTCTATTAAATAATCCTACATTTGTATCTCTGTGGTATACTCCTACATATTTAGGATATTCTCCTGTAGCATTATTATATTCATAACTTGCTATAGGAACTAAATAATCATCTGTTCTAAATTTATATTTATTAAATTGATTTATAGGAGATATAATGTATCCATAATTCTTATTAGCTATTGTACCCTCATTTGATATAGGAAGAGTTCCTCCAGAAGGAATAATAGCATTATCTAGAGAATAAACTATATTATCTATACCTCCTACTTTCTTGTGGTTAAATAAATCTCCTAGTTTTTCATGTAGCCATTCTCCTATTTGTCTACCAAAATGTCCAGTAAAAATACCTACAATTCCTGTAAATAATCCTCCACCACCTCCTAGTTTACCTATGGAATTAGTAAAAAGAGTGCTAAAATCTCCTTTAGAAATATTCTCAAAGAGTCCTTCTGTAGATAAAGTAGCTTTAATACCAGAGGTAATAGCATCTGCTATACTATTGGATATTTGATTAAATACTGTATCTGATCCAGGAACCCAAGAAAAGAACCCACTACTTCCTATTATATTTCTAATAAGAGTAGCTATAGTATCATCTACAAAACTAAATAAATCATCTATTGTTAAAGGATCTGTTTGATTTTTAACAAATCCTCCTGTAATTCCTGTACCTAATTTAGATTGATTATGATCATCTCTTAATACTCTACGTATCTCAATACCAGATATATTATCTAATATATTTTGAGGAATATTATTAATTTCAAATTTTATACCACAACTTCTTATATAATAAGTATTACTTGCATTATCAAATCTATCTAGTTTAAACCCAGTATCCATAAAGGAAGGCATTTTAATATCTCCTATCCATTTAACAAAAGATCTTTTTCCTTGTAAAGATACAAATACTAAAGAAAATCTATATACCTCAAATCTTGCATATCCTTCATATAAACTTGATTTATAAGGAGATTTTAGATCATCAAAGGATTTTTCTAATCCAGTATAAGTTTGAGTGCTTATTCCAAAATCTATAGGTAAACTAGTACCTTTTGGGACTTTATTAAAGGGAGCAGCATCTTGTACATCTAAATAACTACTAAATAATGAAGGATTAATAATATCTGTATCTACCTTATGCTCATCTGTTATAAAACTATATTTTACATTTAATCCTTCTCCTCCTATAGTTATGCCATCTGCTTGAAATTTATATTGATCAGTAACATCCCAATTACCATTGGTAGCAGGATTCTCATCATTATAAGGATTTATAGCATCAAAAGTTGCTTGTGTAGTAGTATTAGGATATATAGGATTAGTTCCATCAATAAAGAATTCTTGAGAACCATCTCCTTTATATATATAAGATTGTCTAGAGTTATTAAATCTATATGCTCTAGCATCATAATCTACATCAAATTGAGAGTTTTTAATATTAGCAATATATAAATCATTATGCTTAGGAGTAAAATCTAAGAAACTATCAAAAGTATTGTTTAATATATTAAATTCTTCTACTGTAATAGGAAATATTCCTTCTTCTTCTCCAGAATGTATAAATTCATATTTCTTAGTTAAACTATCATCTGAAGATTGTATAATATCAAAAGGCATTAAATATAACAAAGGGACATTCTTTATCTTGTATAAAACATATCCTACTTGTATATAATCATAATCCTTATCTATACTTGGGATAATACATCTAACAGCTTTGTCTGAACTAAATTCTAATCTTCTTTGTTCAGCATCATTGGCTGCTTTATCATTCTTAAATTTAATATTATCTTCAGGATAAAACTGATATAATCCATTCTCATTTCCATTATTAAGATCTAATAGGTTAGAAATAGGGGAAAATGTTGTAATAGAACCATCTTTAGATATTAACCTATAGAAGTATCCAATTCTTCCATTAGGAAGGTCTCCAACTAAAAATTCCTTTAATATAGGTAGTTGAAAGTTTATTCTAGGATTAAGATCTATAGTCCTAACTCTAGTTTCTATAATTTGTGCAGGAGTTCCTATAAGATTTAAAGATCTCATAGGATTTAAATTCATATCATTCCAGTAAAGTCTTATAAATTTACTATCTTCTTTTCTAATAAAAGCTTTAATTCTATTAGTTCTTCTAAAGTTTAAGAATCTATTATATATAAGATGAGTAGAAACTACTAAAGAATTAGCTACTAAACCTATAGGATTTCCTGTAGACTCATCATATTCTACTTTCCATACTTGCCCATAACCAGAATCATTACAAGTAAATAGAATTACAAAGTTATCATAACCTACACCTCCAATTACCTCTAGATTTTGTTGTAAAGGAATAGTAACTGTTCCTTCTTCAGAACCATTCTCGTATTGGGTTTGAAGTATAGAAGGTATATTAAATTCTAACCTAGTGCCCTTTGTAGTCACCACAGCACCAGTAGACAGGTTATCAGAGGTAACTATCTGGATGTTATCTGCGTGAAAATATGATTGATTATTGTACTTTTGCTTGGAAATGTTTTTGTCTATCCCTTTATAAAAAGTGTTTGTAGTATCAGACATGACTTATTAAAATCTAAAAAACATATTTGAAAAGGTAAGCTCCTCCTGGTCTCCAAGAGTTTCAAAATTCTTTGAGTGTTCCGTATATCTCGGAATAAGTCTACACAATTGGTTCTTGTAACTTTCCATTGTGTCAACACTAGGCATCATTCCTGCTATAGTAGCAGCTCCAATATACCAATCTCTTTGTTGTTCTGCCCAATCAAATAAAGGTTTAGATAATTTACCTGTTCTATATAGTTTATAATCAATCTTTGATCTTACAAAAGCAGCACAAGCTTCTTTAAACTTGCTATTATCGGGGATCATAGGAAAACCTTCAGAATCTACAGGAAATCCATAATAAGCAAATAAAACACTTGCTCCATCCTTAAAAGTAGTAAATATATAATTATCATTAAGCTCATAAGTAACATCTTTATCTGAGGAACCAAAACTAGAAACTATCTGTTTACTTACTGCTTCATCAAAATTCATGAAGTTAAATATAGGATTTCCTTGTCCATCAAAAGATATTGGTTGATTAGGATCTACTATACCTACATTATTAGGGTTTTGAAAGAATAAAGGATGAAAAGAACTAGTGGCAGTTCTCATAGGAATCTGTATTCCTGTCTGACAGTTAAAAGCAGATGCTTGTATAGGAGTATGAAAATCACAAGGAAGTATTCCTCTATGGTCTTTTATCTTAATACAGGCTATATTCTTTCTTAAGGAATAAGCACATCCTATAAGGTCTAAACATTCTCCTAACCATTCTATAATATCAGAATAGGTAAAATCTTGTACTTGATAACCATTATCTCTGATTATCTTAAGGATTATTTCCTTTGAACTACAAAGTTTGCCGTTAAGCATAATATTCTATTTTAAATTTTCCTTTATATATTTTATTATTTTTCAAACAAATAAGAGCTGAATTATAATCATTCATATTCCAAGTTTCGCCAAATAACCCCTTTACTAAAAATTTAGTATTTTCATAATTTTTAACTTCTCGTGTTTCTATATTTATTAATTTTACAGGTAATACTTTCCTAGTTTTAGTTCTAAAATTTTTAATATCTTTAAAAATTTCATCTTTATATCTAAATAGATATTTCTTTAAGACTACTTGTCCTCTTTTTACAGATTTAGTTATTGCTGTATCAACAATATTATTATCTTTTGCTGCTTCGCCTACGCTATTATATTCTTTTATTTTATTACCAAATAAATCATATTGTATCACTGCTTTTGTATTTAATTTTCCAGATCTTACACTATTTTCAAAAGAACATACTTTAGCTCCTCCATCGGTTGTGTTTTTTAATTTAGCACCAAGAGATTTGAATATTTTAATATATTGTATTTCTTTTTCTTGCATTTCCTCTAGTGTTGGAATATTATCTTCTATTAAACTTATAATAACGTTAAATCCTTTATTTTGTAAACTTTTTATCCAAGTTGCTTTTTTATATTTTTTTCTTATAGCATCATCCCTATGCCCTCGTAATCTTTCTTTTAAAGAAAGTTTTGTATAACCAATATATTTAATATCTTCTGGATTTTCACTCGAACTTAGTCCGTAAATTTTACCATTCATCATATTATTCTAAATTTTCAAATCCTAATCCTTCATTCTTATTTTCTGAAGATAATTCATCATAATTACAAGTTAATTCTTCTCCAATTTTTATATTTTTTGTAGCTATTCCATGATCTTCTAAAAATAAGATATTTGGGTTTTCACTATGATTCATAAACCTTGTATTATCAAGATCTAAAATATATTTAGAATCTTTAGGAATACTATATTTATCTACAAAAGCCTTTTGAATACTATTCATTTTACTATAATCAAACTTAGAAAAAGTATAAGCATGATTATTATCTTTCCAGATTATCTGCCATTTCTTTATATTCTGATTAGCAAATAATCCAATACCTTTAAGTTTGGTTTCTTTTAATATAGTATCTATAATAAGCATTATTTTCCAATTAAAGGATTTAGTTTCTGCATAAATTCTTTTAAGCCTTTCATAGTATGAATTTCATCTTTTTCTTCATCCTTTTCAAAGTCTTCTCCAAAAGGATTTTCTTTATAATAAGTTTCAGTATTTTCTGATTTATATTCTTTTTTAGAACCTTCTCCTTCTTCCCAAGATTTATAGATGCAAACAATATGTCCATTCTCTATTTCCTTACAAGAAACTCTATATGATACTCCGTCTTTAGAATATGAATATTCTTCTCTTTTATATTCTTTAGTTCCTGATTTTCCTCCGTAAATTTCTGACATTATTTCTCTTTTCTTATAATTAGGTTTTTTCTAAATTCAAAATAGTCCAAATGATCTATTGTGTTAATTGCTACATTTATAGCTCTATTATTATCTCTAGAGGCTCTAAAATTATAGTAAGCCTTATTTGTTACCTTACAGTTATTCTTATCCCAAAAGAACTTAAATCTAAATCCTTCTGTATGATCGTTTAAAAAGTATACTAGTTTCTTCTTTTTCTTAGCTTCAGGATCAGCTCTCCATAAAGCATTAGTTTTACCATAATCTACAGGAATCTTAGATTTAATAAGGTTTCCTTCTTTATCTAGTTTTAGTTTGCTTTTAGCTTTTCTAATACTTAAATTACCCATATTAGGGATCATCTGAAACTCAAAGTTAGTAGTTATGATAAGTTGCATTATCTCTTTATTTATATCCTTTAGAATAGCTGTATACTCTTTTTTAGATATATCATAAACACTATCTTTTTCTATATTTGTTTTATAATATTTATAGAAATCGTTAGTTGCTACTGAAGATTTAAATTTACCTTTTGATCTTGTTTTATTCATTATTCTTTTGTTTCTATTGGACTTTCTATTTTAAACTGACCATCATTATTCTGGTCACTAAAGGCTGTTGCTTGTTGTTTTATAAATAACTTAATTATCATATCTATTAAAGTAGGAACCATCCATGATTTAATAGGATATGGTGTTGTTTGTTCATCATAGCAAGATAATCCTTCACAGTTACTAAAAGTAGAAGCTAAAGTAGGATCTTCAAATACTCCTTGAATACTTATCTTTTGTAATCCTTCTAAATTTCCTCCTTCGGGTAATATAAAATAAAAATAACCATTATTATTCATTGTGAATACTTTAGGTCTATTTTTAGTCCATCTACTAAAAGATATATAAGGAACCATAGCATAATCAATAAAATCAAAAGGTATTTGGGTTTTATCTATACTTCCTATTCTTGTTATTAATTGTTTATAATGTAGTTCTATAGGAGAAGGTATTTTTTGTACTGTTCTATATATCGTACATCCAGTAACTTCGCAACATTCTCCTCTATCTACTTGTATAACATCTACACAACTAAGTTCCTGAATTATATAAGAATCAGCACTATAGCCCTTATTAGAATCCTGTTTTATTAATTGGGCTCTTACTAATTTAATATAAAACCTAATTATTTCTGAAGTTATAGGTTCAGAAATAGTTGTTCTAGATCTTACGGAGTTTAGAACACTAAATTCTAATTCAGGTAATGTTGGAGTTGAGGCCATTATTTACTTAAAGTTTCATGTATAAATTTGCTTTTGTCTTCACTAGATTTTGAAGACCCTCTATGAAATCCGAGGATAGTGCCTACATAACTAGCTAAAGCACCAAATCCTGTATAAAATAATTCTTTATTATCAGTAGGTACTTGTTTATATATAATAACAACTAACATTATTAAAAAGGAAATAGTAAAGATTAAGTCCAAAAGATAACCTACATTTTTAGCCAACCAAGAAGCATTAATACTTTCTTGTATTTTAACATTAGAATTCCTAGCATTTTCAGTATCGGCAATATAGGCTTTTTCTATTTCATTAGCTTGAGAAACTATAAATTCAGAATGTTTATCTACTAATTCTTGAATTTTAATATCTCTTTCTGCTTTTTCACCTTTGGTATCTACAAATCTATCTACAGTATCTCCAATATCTTTTATTAAAGATCCTGAAGCATTGCCTGTTATTTTGCCTAAAATTGTTGCTATTCCTCCCATTATATCTTTGTATAAACTGCTTTTCCAGATCTAAAATCTGCTATTAACTTTTCTTTTCTATTATTTCCTTTATTATAACTTATGTGAACCCATTGAAAATCATCATCTTGGGTAACCCCTTCTCCAATTAATTGATCAAATTCTACATTTACTTTTAACCAATTAAAAAGATCTACATTATTATGTTTACTTCCTGGCAAAGTGCTAATATCTATAGCTTTACCTTCTTGGTGTTGAGAAGTTGAGGCTCCCCCTATTTGTTTATTTAACTCTGGACATCTATAAAAGGAATTTATATGTAGTGGTTCATTAAACTCTTTTCTAAGAGGTTCAAATCCAAATTTAGAAACTAAAATCATATTTTCTATAATCTCTCCAGAAGGTATGTTTTCAATATTTAACCTTACTGCTATTTCTGAAAAAGTAGCTTCTTTATAAGAAATATGTTCTGATATATTTTCCATTATTTTTTCTTTTTCTCATTTCTCTCAGTATTCCATTTCCAAGAAGAATATCCTATTGTTATTATTAATAGTAATACTTTTAAGATATTTTCTAAATCTGTTACTGTTATAAAAGCTAATACAGAAGAACCAACAAATGTTGGAGAACTAAAAACTTCTACAGATTTATCTATTAATACTGGAAAGTGGAAATTTATCATCTTTTTGTTAGTTTTAACTAGTTTTCTATCTCTGGAGATACTTTTGGTTCAATAAAGTCTTTAAGTACTTTAAAACACTGTATAAGTAATAAATGATCCTTTTGAGACAATTTAAGTTCGTCGTGAGATAAAGCCCTTCCTATAATTTCTAATGCTTTTTGTGTGGTTATTTCGTTCATTTTTATAGTTTTAATAATTTACAAAAATACGTATAATTTTTATTATAACAATATTAAAACTATAATATTTATTATTATAGTTTAGTTGTTTCTCATTTGTAAACAAGCACTTATTTGAATATGTGAACTTACTGCTATAGTGCTTGTTGTTACTATTCCCAATACATAATGACCATCAGAAGGTAAAGAAAAGTCTGAACTTACTGCATTTAATAAACCATCAGCAGCAGGTGTTGTAAAAGTAGCACCATTACTTCCAGGAACTACTGTTCCCAATGTAAATATACACAATCCTGCTCCTCCAGAAGTTCCAGGTCTTGTTATTGGATATAATCCTATAGTAAAATTACCTGTTGGAGAAACATCATTTGTATATAATTGTGCTCTTATTCTCAATTTAGGAGCAATAGTATTTAATGTTGGAAAATCTGCGGCTGCTATATATATTGTATTTATTGGATATAAAGTTCCAGTACCACTAACTGCTAAAGGATCTCCTTGAGCAAGAGCATAAGTTCCTGCTACTTTTGCTGCTGTTATACTTCCAGAACTGTCTAAAATTGTTCTATATGTGGAATTTGGAGTAATTGTATTTATAAAACCCAATCCTCCTAATGCTTTTAAAACATAACCATCTACTTTAAAGAATTTATCTACATCTGTAACATAAAATAGAGAATGATTTGGATAATTAGCAGGAGTAATTTCTGCTAAAGTATCAGATATAAAATAAGGTTGAGGTTGAGTGATAATCATATTTATGCTGCTTCAATTATTAGCCAGCTAATAGTGCTAGCATCTAATATATTTGTACTTGTTATAGTAAAACTAGTTCCAGAACTAACTGCTGAAATATATACTGTTCCTAAGTTTGTAACTGTTCCTCCTCTATCTGTTAAAAAAATCTCACAAGTAGAAGTAGCTTTAGTGGTACTTACAGTTACTGTACCTGCTGTTAAGGTTGCTCTTCCACATGTAGCATTAGTTCCTTGTTTAACGTATATTCCATTACCAGCAGTAGTTAATTTGAAATCTGAATTAGTTAAGAGAGAACCACCTAAAAATTGAGCAGAGTAATTATTTGTTCCTCCAGTCATTGCGTTAACAGTGATTCCATAAGAATTAGTAACCGCTCCTGCTGTTTGAACATTAGCTGTTTGAACTAATATTCCATGAGAATTTGTTATAGTAACATTGGTATTACTAAATGGCGAACTAGTTATACCTAATGTTGCAGCATCTGTAATAGTACTAGCAGCTATAGCAGCATGTGTTCTAGCTTGAATAAGCACATCTCTATTCAAAGCTAATGCACCAGTTGCATGTTGAAGATTTTGAGCAAAATTAAAATTAGCTCCTACCGTTTCTGTAGAAGCTGTAAGTGCATTAGCTGCAATACCAGTAAAACTATATTGAGTTACAACACTACCTGACCCAGCAACAGTAAATGTATGAGCGAAATTTGTCATTAAATACCTAACTGTACCAGCAATTCTATAATCAATACTAGTTGTAGGGCCATTTACACTAGTTGTAGTAGAAGTTCCTTGTATTGCATAATTAGTTGAACTAGGAGTTGTTGCATTAAAATATATTGCACCACTCCCTGTGCTGCCTTGATTACTTCCTATATCTACTATAGCTGTATCCTGACCAACTCTAAATAATCTAGCATTTGTATTACTAGCATTTCCTATATTTATATTTCCACTATTATACATAGTTGCAGCAATAGTTGTACCATTATTACCTACAGCAAAAGATAAAGCTCCAACTGTAGAAGTACCATTAGCCGTAGTACCTTTAATAGTTAAAATATCTCCAACTGCTGTCCCACCTATAACCGATTGTCCTCCAGATATTCCTATAGATAAAGTATTAGTTATAGTATTAGTGGTTCTTGTTAGTCCTGTAGAGAAAGTTAAAGCTGATTCTTTAGCATTCCAAGTACTTGCAGAAGAGATATATGTATCAGTAATAGCCGTTCCTTGCCAAGTACCAGATCCTATTGTACCTAATGTTGTAATACTAGATTGTCCTACGTAGTTTGGAGATATATCAACTATTGGATTAGCAATAGTACCTGTTATTAATATTCTATTTAATGTACCAGAAACAGAATTAACATAACCTGGATTATTTACTAAAGTCCAGATTCCAGAAAGACTTATGAAAAGTTTATCAGTATCTATTTCTCTAAAAGAGGAATAATCAACTAAAGATATAGGTTTTGTATCACTAGATAATCCTAGAGCAGAATATAGATTAGGAAATCTAGTACCATAAGTTGCTAACATTATTATGCACGTGCTAGTAATTTATATGAAATACCATTATATACTATACTTATAGTAGTATCTGAAATAACTACTTCAGTAGTTACTGCATTTCCTGTTAGAACTCTACCAGAAGCATTTTCAAAAGTAATAGTTCTATTTCCTGTAGGAGCTGTAAAAGCTAATAAAGTTTCATTTGTAGCCCCATTAGCATAACCTATTTGATTTACATAAGCTGTATTATTAGTTTTACCGTATAATCCAGTACCTCCTAATATTACAGAATTTATTACTCCAGAAGCTAAAGTAGAGTTTTGAGAACCTAAGGAACTAGCATATTTGGTAGTATTTCCTGTTGTTTTATTTCCTGCACTATTATTAAGTAATTCTAATTGAGTATGAGAAGCATTCCCTGTTATTAGACTATCTAAATCACAATCCATAGATATTCCTTTTACTCCATTTGTAAGGGATAGTCCTAATTGACCGCTTTTAGTTATAGCAAAAGAAGAAATAGTTACTCCATCTGTTGAACTTAAAGCTACTTGACTATTATCTACTGATACAAGACTTATATTACTATACCCTAGTTGTGCAGAATTAGCATCACCATAAACCCAGGCTTTTCCATAAGAATTAGAATCAGCATCTAAACTCCAAATTTCAGAACCTGTAGTTCCAAAATCAAGTACTGCTACTCCTGATTCACTAGTAACTTGTTTTCCAGAGTCTAAAGTAATAGTAGAACCATTATCAAATAAAGAAGAAGAAGTTAATCCTATTAAAGAGAATTTTGCTATTCTATTCTCTGTTCCTGGTATTCCAACAACTCCTAATCCTGATAGATCAGTAAACTCTGTAAATATTCTTTTATTTCTTGCTATATTGCTCATTATATAGATTTTCCTTTAATGTAAATACTTAATATAAAATCCTCTTCTGTTCCTGTTGTAATAGGAAAAGTCCAATCTCCAGATCTATCTAAAATAAAAGGTCTTATAATAGAAGAAAATATCTTTGTTATATCTAATCCTATAATGCTAGAAGAAACAGTAGAACCAGAAGCATCTAAAATAGTTACTCCATTCATTTTTAAACCAAAATCTGTTGAAAGAGGATCTATTCCTCCTGAAAAAGCAGGACTTGAGCTTAATGAATTAGTAAATCCTCCAGCATCTGCGCCTCTAGTCTCTATTGTATTTATAGTTCCATTAAGACTTCCATCTCCACCAGAAATTGTCATATTGAGTCCATTAATAGATACTGTAAAACTATTACCCTCGTAAATTGTTTTTACAAAATCCATCCATAAAACATTAGAAGCAAATCCAGCATTTCCTTCATTATATAAATCAACATCCCCCAAAGCTATTCTTATTAAGAAAGGAGTATTATCTGGAGAATTGCCATTAATATCTGGAAATTTTGTTGGATCAAAAACTATTATAGTGCTAGCAGGAATTCCAGGAATACTTTTTGTCTGATATATTCCAGATAAAACTTTTACAATAACTGATTCGGATACTGTATTACTTGCAGAACATCCTTCTTTCCATGTTAAACTATTAGTAGCTATATCTTTCATATTAACTCTTTCAATATACGCTATTGTACCTTGTAAATTAATTTCATCTATAACAGGTTTTAAATCATCTAAATTCGCTAATACTTTATTAATAGCATTAGTCGAATTTAGATTTCTAGTTGATGGATTTGGATATTGTAAACTCATATTTATAAATTATTATCCTATTCTTTGTACTGAACAAGTAGTTTCTGTATCAAAAGTTACTTTAAACCATCCTGAATGTACTCCAGCAGTTGCTGTTACTGTTGCTAAGAAGGCAGTAGCAGAATCTCCAGAACTTATTTGTTTCATAAATTGCATATTAGCTCCTGCTGTTATAGTAAGCACATTACCTGCTGTCATAGGAGTAGCTCCCATAGTATTTAAATAGAAATCAAAAGTAGTTCCTATAGGAGATGTTCCTAAAGCAGTAGTAATATTAGCCGCTGAATCTAAAGCACTAGAGTTAGTAGTACCAGTTACTTCTATATAACCTGTTACCATCATTGCTCCTGTAATTAAAGATCCTGCTGCTACAGTTGTAGTAGTTACAGGTCTTTTAACTAAAGATTGAGTATTCAATTGAGTTCCAATATAAGCTTTTTTAGCTACTGCTAGACCTCCTGAAGTCTGAATAGAAGCTGTAGCACTAGAAGCCGTTGCATCTGTAGCATTTGGAATAGTTACTAGTCCAGTTGTAGATATTGTAGCAGCTGTAGTAGCTCCAATAGTTGTTGTACCACTTACTGTAGCAAGATTTGTATCTGTTCCTACATAAAGCTTTTTAGCAACTCCTAAACCCCCTGTTACAATAGTAGAACCTGTGGTTGAGGAAGAAGAATCTGTTGCATTAGCTACTGTAAATACTCCTAAAGCAGAAGTTGTTGTAGGAGTTGTACTACCTACTGTAGTTATTCCAGAAACTGTTGCTAAATTTGTATCTGTTCCAACATATAGTTTCTTAGCTACTGCTAATCCACCAGATAATATTGTACCTCCTGCTGTGCTTGAAGAAGCATCTGTAGTATCAGAGAATGTTTTTACTCCTGCTATAGATTGTGTTCCTACTGTCATAACAAAAGAACTAGTTCCTACATTAGGAACTGTATATGTACTATCTGCCGTAGGATCAGTAAATGATAGAATTGCTTCAAATCCATCTGCTGTAGCTCCTTCAAAGATAAGAGCATTAGCTCCAGAGAAGTTAACTACTGTTGCATTTACTGTTAAAGTATCTGCTGCACTACTTCCTAATACTATTTCTCCATTAGCTGTAAATGTCCCATCTACTACTAAATTATTTACTTCTAGATTTCCAGTACCATCTACTATGCTATTTAGTTGATCTACTATATCATCAAAATCACCACAGTATGCTGGTAAATATTCTGGTAAATTTCCTAAGCCCTGTCGGTTTTTTTCTTTTGGTTTTACTATACTCATTTTTTTATATTTATTTAATTGTTTATATTTAGTTAATTATTTATAATATTGTACATTAATGTGAGTAGTTCCTCCACCAGTACCAGCAATTACCTTAAATCCAACTAGATTTTGTGCTTCTACTATGTCAAAGCAATCTAAGTTCCCCCTAACTATCCCGGTACTTGCTGTAGGATAGCTACCATCTACCCAGTACCTAAGAGCATCTGAGGTATTTGTAGATTCTACCTGAATAAATGCGTATCTTGCGTTTTCTGGTATAGTTAAACTTTTTACAGAAGATGTTATAGATAATGTTTGGTTACCACAAGCTCTATAATCATTTATTAAAGCTTTTAATATATCTCTCTGTACACTCTCTTTTCCTATCATTTTCTTTTAATTAAAAGGTTCATTATTAATTTCAATATCTAGACAACACTCACATAAAGATAGCGCATGTCTTACAATTTTTTCAGCTTCTATATCTGTTATACAGTTTTCTATACATTCTATAGATTCTGGTCTTATTACTTGAGTAGAATATATTGGACAAGTTGTAGAACCTATAGGAGTATATCCTTTTAGTCTAGTGGTTTCTAGGTTTTGATCTGTAGTTACATCATACACTATAAATCCCCACAAATTAGTTCCTATATCTTGAGTACAATTATTCATAGTTAATACTATAGTATTGCTGCAATTACTTGAACTAACAAATACTGAAGTAACTGCGCATGTATAACCTAAAACTTGAGTATTGATATTTATATAATCTCTAATATATTCTAATGCTAGTTTTCCAGCATTAAATACAGCTGATGCAGAGGGACTAGGAGCAGTATATATATAAGGAAGAACTATTAAAGATCCGCTTAATAAGTTATAAATTTTAAAATTTAATACATCTCCTGCAATTTCAGCAGATCCAATATCTAAACATTGATCATTAGTTAATGTAATAGTTTTAGTTTCTAAACTTTGAGGAGTAACTAAAGTATAACCCAATATCTCAGGAATTAACTTAATATTACAACAAGTTTCTTCACAAGCACATGTTGAAGTTCCTTGTGTTAATTGTCTTAGTTGTAATAAAGCATCTATTGTTTCATTATATAAATCAAATCCCCAAAGAGAGTTGACTATATTACAATCTTCTACCTGTAAAGCATAAGAGTATGTAAAAGGGGGTACTCCAGGAGGATCTAATCTATAACTAACAACGGTATATCCGAAAGTACTTGAAATAGGTCTTATATAATTTGCAAAAAATTGTAAAACTTCTAGCATCTTATCAAAAGAATTATAAGGCCAATTTACATTAACTACTTGATTAGTAAGAATATTATACATTCTTATTGTTATTGTATTTCCCGCTAATACCCAACTTGCTAAAGTTAATGAATTTGAGGTGTTTATAGTATATCCTTGTAATTCTAAAGATTTTTCTTCTGTACAATTGGTTTGTGTCCAACAATCAAAAGGATAGTAGCATTGTAAAGTATCATAATATTGTTGTAATATCTCTAATTCTTGTATTTTACAATCAACATCTCCTAAAGCTAAAGCAATAGCATTAGATACATCAATAGCTTTACTACCTATACAACATTTTAATATTGATAGTTTGCTTTCTAAAGATTCTCTACTATTATACTTTAAACTCATTAAGTTGTTGTTTCAAAAGTTATTTCTCCTCTTATATTAAATGTTCCAGAAGTTTCTCCTGAAGCATTTGCTAATACAAAATAGTTAGATACTAAATAAGTAGGATTTGTTACATAAGGCTTAACCATACTAGGATATACCACATCTTCAGTAGTAGTTCCAGATCCTGCTATAGATACTCCTACTCCTGCTACTTGTAAGATATTCTTATTTAACGCATCTCCCGCACTAGGAATAAGAAAACATGTCCCACTATCATTTACAGAATTAGCAGTCTTAGAATTAGGTATTTTAATGAAAAATCTAACTGAAATTACTTCCATAGCATCTACTATATCCATAGTTCCGTTTATATTATATTGTAAAAGCATAGTTTTACCCAATTGCTTATATCTTATTCTACTAGTGTTGGTTACACTTGTTAGATCAAAAGTTCCAGTAGATTCATCAGCTACTATGGTATTTACAGGAGGTGTTCCATTAGAATATGTAGAAGGTGTTGTTTCAGTCCAAGTTGTAGTATTAAAACTACCAGAAGAACCTCTTTTATTTACTGCTAAGGAAATATCTGTAGTAAATCCTGTAGTTGTTAAATATTGCCCTAAATATAGAGTGGGTGTAGGGCCTGTTCCTCCAACCCAACCAATAACTTGTTCTACTACTCTTGTATCTCCATTAGAGTCTAAATTTACAGCATCTATAACGTTAGCAGGAATTATCATCCAACCATTATATCCTGGATCTCCTTGAGATAAATCTATACAATCTTGACAACCTAAACAACTCATTTTATATCTTTAATTACAATCACATTGGCTACCTGAACAGATAGTTTGTAATATTGTTAATAATCTTGAAAATCTCTCTTTTTTAAAGCATTCAGATGCTTGTTTAATTCCATCTAATAAAGCCTTCATCTTTAGCGCTTTAGTAACTGTAGAATTATCACAACAAAAAGTATCATCTGGTATTTTAGCAAATTGTTTATCTACGCAGCAAGAAACTGTTGGAAAATGATAAAAATACTTAGTTCTTACATAAGTAATTCCATTAGCCACTACTGTATATAATCCCGTATAAACACCATCAGGAATTACTACTGAAGATAAAAACCCCAAATCAGTATTTCCTATTTTACCTTGATAGGTGCTAAAAGCAGTTTCTACAAAAGAACTATTAGGCCAGGTATTTATTGTTGTTAAATCTGTAGGATCTACTAATCCATCATTAAATAGATCTAATATTCCTAAAGAAGCATTATTACCATCAAATATTTGTAAAGTAGCACTAGTAGCAGAAGCTATAGTAGCATTTGGGGTTTCCCAACCAAGTAGATTTCCTGGTGAATATAATCCTGTTTTCTCTGTAAATATTAGAGATTTAGAACTACCTGTACAAATATCAAAATCAAGTCTTAAAGCCATTTTATTGTGTTAAAAAATAAGAGTAGACAGTTTTAGACTATCTACTCTTAAATAGTTTTTAGTCTTAATTAAATATTTCCTACCTGAGCAGAGAAAGTTGTTAACCAAGCATCTAATACTCTTAATACTGTAGTATCTGTACCACCATTACCATTAAACTGGCTAGAAGTTACAAACCCACAATTCTTATTACATGCTAATCTTACTTGCTTATATGCAGTAGAATTTGCTACAATAGAAGTTCCTGGTTTATCTGACCAACGAAGATCTACAATAGAATATTTACCAGTAGATTCTACATTAGTCCTATCAACTACAGGAGGAATCTGAATAGTAACACTATCATGCATTCCTTCTCCTAAAGCACTAAAATACTCCTCATCTGCAATTTGTTCATACCTACCTGTTCCTTCATTAGGAGTAGTAGTAACAGCTATAGGAGTAGTTCCACCACTTTGAATAGTTGAAAACCACTTATTTTTATCATATCTTAGTCTATTGGTAAGGAAAGTTTTAGCTTTACCTAGTAACTTAATACCCCAAGCAGTAATTACTGTAGCAACACCTGTATTTGTAGCTAATACTGTACCATCGGCAACAAAACCTGTTTCTCCCTGATAAGCAACATCTAATTCAAAGCTTGCAGCAGCAGAAACTGTTGCAGAAGCAATATATTTAGTTGGTACTGCATCACCAGTAGCTATAGTTACTGTTACATAACTTGTTGAAATAGTATTATAAACTACAGGAGGCGGTAAGAATATCCCATTATTATAGGTAATAGTCATTACATCTGTAGAAGAATTATATTCAGCACATGCTTGAGTTCCTGCATTAATAGCAGCAGCCTGAGCTACTCCATTTTGATCTGCTGAACCAGCATCTGCTACAGAATATAAAGTAGTGCCTAAGAAAATATCAAAAGCATCTACAGCGGTACTATATGTAAAAGATTGCCCACCAGAGGTAGGTACATTAATTACATCTCCTGCTGTTACAGAACCTGTTGAAGCTACACCAGCAGCATCAAAGAAGGAAACTGTTTTAGATCCTTTAGTAAATTTAGTCATTACGCTAGTTCCAGTAAAAGCTGTTACAGTTGTAGCATCATTTACTCTAGATATAGTAAAAGGAATATTAGGGAATCTTTCTGAATTTCTAATTAAAGATAGACAAAGACCTTTTGCAATTTCTGATTGAGTAGCAGAACTGTCTGATACATAATCAGCATTTACAAACATTTCTTTATCTGCAAATTCAACAAAGTTAGACCTCAAAGAAGACCTTAGAATATAAGGGTTTGAGTTAATTACATCAATAGCTCCTGAAGCAGCTACTGGATTATAACCAATAAATTCTACTTGTTCTAAACCATTAGAAAAGGCTTTAGCTCTATAACTTTGTACAGTTGCTTTTTGAATTTGTCCAGACTTAATAAGAGGAAGGGTTGGCCCTTGTCCTTGAACTAAAACTACTGCTGTTTTACTAGCTACTGTACTTTCATCAAGAATAGTTCCATCAACATCTGTTACTACAACCTCACCTACTGCTAGGACTGAAGGAGTTACTACTGTTGCAGCTAAACCTGTTGTCCCACCAGTTCTAGCAATGTTCTTTCCAATCAATAATTGTGTGTGATTGTTTACTGAATTCATTTGTTTGTTTTAATTTAATTTATAATTTTTGTTAATTATCTTAATTATAATACAAAGGTATATATATATTTGATACCTTTATATTTGTTTTTTACTCAATTTTTTGTTATTATAGCTTATTCTTTCCTTTTAGAAGCCTCTATTGCTATCCTTGTTCTATTTTCAGTATCGTCTAATACTAACTCTACTGTTTTTCTAACTAACTCTCTATGAGTAATATCTGCTAATTCTGATACACTAGTAGTAGCCAATCCTGTTAAATCTATAGGTCTTGGTTTTCTTATATACCTTACATGATAACCACTAATACTATAAGTACCATCTGTTATTAACTCATGCCTATTATTACCCACTCTCATTCTCCAAATCCTCTCTTTAGAAGGTTTATTGAAAGGATCTTTTAATAGTTCTGCATATTCTCCATGATTAATCTCATAGATATTAACCCTTAAAGGGTTATTAGTACAATCTAATTGTGAGGTTACTGCTTGTTCAAATATAGTTAACCAGAACACATTAGAATAATCTGTAGGATCTATTAATAAGGTATTAGGAAGATCTACGAATACTCCGTTAGGCATATTTTCAGGAATATTAGCTCCAGGAATAATTAAAGCATTCTGAACTAAATTTCCTATATCCTGAAGTCTCTTTTCTGTTTCTTCAAATCCTTCTTTAGTTGTATTAGAACTAGGATTATATTTAGTTAAAACAAGAAGTTCTTGAGCTTCTGAAGCAAATAAAGAGATCTCTAAAGGGTCGTATCCTGGCCCTTGTAGAGTTCTTACTTTATTTAGTTGATTATAGAAATAGTCTAAAAAGGCCTGATTAGTCATTATTATACATTATTTTCAATTTGTGCCTTGATTTTTAATACGATATCTGAATTACTAGGATTTTCCATCCATTCAATAGTTTCTTGTAAAGTTCTACCAATTAGATCTCCTCCTGCAAGCACATAAGCTTTACTAGAGTTTCTTTCTATTGCTCTTACTGCCAACCCTTCCTCAATTAATACTTTCATATTAAAATGCTTATCAGATACGATTTTTACAAATTCTTTAGCATCTTTATCAATAAGCTTTTGAACCTCTCCTCTTAAGAAATCAAGATCCATATTAGTAGTTTTTTTACCGTATAATTTAAGAACATTTTGCATTTTTCTAGCAGAAGATTCCATCTTTCCGAAGTTAACATAAACTTCTTTCATTAACTCATATTTTGTATTGCTTTCTTTAGATTTTTCATCTTCATCTACCAAAGCAAATTTATAACTACCTGAATTAAATCTCTCAGCCCAAGAAGGAGCTATAGTTTTATTCTCTTTAAGTATCTTATATTTAATAAGATCCATAAGATCCATTAGATTTAATACTAATCCTTCCTTGCCTAAAGACACTCTAGCCTTCTTATTTGTAGCCCAGAATCCTTTATCTTTATCATAAAAGGATAAATCTCCTTTGGGT